TACACATGCACTTGCCCAGGTTTCGTATTTCGACATAAATGTAAACATGTGGAAAATCTATCATGACATTAAATGAATTTACAATGTTTGTGACTGGAGTAATCTGGGGTATTTTTATCATCGAACCTATTTGGCGTATTGCTAAGAAGGTTTACAAAAACGCAAAGGATAATTCCAAATGAATACGGTACCGAACAAGTTTCGCCCTAATTCTATTATGAACACCAAGAGTGTTATGCGTGAAAGGTTGAAGTATGGACGCACTGATAACTACAACTGGCAAAGTCGTGTAGAGTGGTATCCTGCCGGCTACAGACTTAACAAGAAAACTATTTTTAAGCAGTTTGGCCGTCTACATTACCTTGCTTGTCATTCACCCAAGCCTGTACAAAAACGTTGGGCCAAGGCATACAGTGCTTTCTACAAACGACATTTTGGTGTCACTGGAAGTATGCGTTATCTCAACACATGGAGTTGTCATAGTTGGCTATGAATATTGAACATGAAAATACAGCGAGAGCGTTGAAGGATGAACCATTGTTTGCTACTAATCAATGGTGGTGTGCTTTCGGTATACACACTTGGCTACAATGGGGTAAGATTGGTATGAATAAACGAGGTTCTTATACTATCGTTGAACAATATCGCTCATGTGGATGTTGCGGTAAGTCACAGCGTAGGCAATTGGACATAAGATAATATGCCAAGAGTATTGAACAAAAGTATTTGGCCACACCAAGTCACAATGAAGGACTTGGGCGAAGATCCTGACCCTCGGGTAGAATGGATGAGAGAAAAATTATATCACGGTGGGTATTACGAACCTAAATGGCACGTTGTACCAGGTTATGTCGAAAACACATACTGTTTTCAAGACGAAAAAGAATACTTACATTTTTTATTGGTGTGGCAATGACAACATATTACAAAATCAGATACAAAGACGATCCTGAAAAGTACATCAAGGGTACCCCTGCTTACCAGAGTTTTGACAAAACTGGTCGTATGTTTGCATCACTTGGTCAACTAAGAACCTTTCTTACTGGTGTAATGAACAACGATAATTGGTATAGTAAGAATGACCATGGTAGTCGCAATCGTATAGCAGATTGGGAAGTCGTTGAATATGAATTGACCGAAAAAGAAGTTAAGGGTATCCACGAAGTTATCACTGCTAAGAAACTTAAAGAATTGATTATGAAATAAACTTGACACAATCTACTTTTGGTGTCATAATCACGTTATGAAAATCGCAATTTGTTCAGACCTACACCTAGAGTTTCAGGATATAGACCTTCAGAATACAGAAGGTGCAGAAGTCCTTATCCTGTCAGGCGACATTATGATCGCCGAAGACCTACACAACCACAAGCATTTTGAGTACAATCCGTACACTGTAGGTGCTCTTGAGGATTTGGGTCGTAGACAACACACTGCCCTTCGCTTTCGTGAATTCTTAAAGCGGTGTAGTCAAGCGTTCCCGCATGTTATCTATGTTGCAGGTAACCATGAGTTCTATCATGGTCGTTGGAAACAAAGTTTGGATCACCTTCGTGAAGAATGTGCGGTGTTTCCCAATGTTTACTTTCTGGAACGTGATGTTAAAGTTATCAATGATGTGACATTCATTGGGGCCACACTGTGGACTGACATGAACAAGGGCGATCCTTTGACACTTCATGCTATCAATGACATGATGAACGATTTTAAGATCATCCGAAATGACGAACATGGGTTCACCAAACTGCGGCCTGCACATGCAATGTATCGGCACCAACAAACTATTAGTTACCTGAAGGCAATCCTTCCTGATATGAAGGACCGTAAGGTTGTATTTGTTGGCCATCATAGCCCAAGCCATCAAAGTATCCATGTTGATTACGCACGTGACACGTTGATGAATGGTGGCTATCACAGTAATTTGGATGAGTTCATTATGGATCATCCTGAGATTGTGTTGTGGACTCATGGACATACCCATATGCCCTTCGACTACTACATCGGTTCTACACGAATTGTGTGTAATCCTCGAGGGTATTCAGGCTGGGATTCTCAAGCAGATGTGTTCCAACTGAAGTTTTTGGACATTTGAATGAAATCAGGTGTCCAATATGTGTTGCACAATAGAAAACAATATCGTATAATTTATGTACGTTGTGAGAGCAACGATTCATTTAAAAAGGAAAAAGTTATGAATACGACTAAATCTCAAGCCCTCTTAGAGGCACTTCAAAAAGGTGAACAACTCACCGCTAAACAAATTACTGCACGTTTTGGCATTGCTAATCCTACTGCAACCGTAAGCGATCTTCGTTTCTCTGGTTACGCAGTTTACGCAAACAAGCGTACCAACAAGCGTGGTGAAACCTTTACCAAGTATCGTTTAGGTACTCCTAGCCGCGCAATCATCGCCGCAGGCTATCGTGCGCTTTCCGCACAAGCCTAATCTCAGTAGAGATAAGCAACGAAAAGGGCATTTGTGCCCTTTTCCTACTTGTGTTAAATTAAAAAGTATGCTATAATTGTGTATCAATTTCTATAGGAGCAATCAATGGGTCTCTTTCACAAAGTAATGAACAAGCTAGGTCGCTATCGTCTTATTCCCGACCGTCGCACAGGTGAAGACTATATGCACCGATACTACTTGTTTCTGAAAGACCGCAAGTGGTTCCCTTTTAATTTGACACTTCACAAAATCGTTAAGTCTGACGATCCTATTTTTCACGACCATCCTTGGCCTTATATGACTATTGTTCTTAAAGGTGGCTACTGGGAACACACACCTGTCTTTGATAAACAAGGTAAAAAGATTGCTGAATTTAGTACTTGGCGCGGCCCTGGTTCTATCATCAAGCGTGGTGCTGGTGAATATCACTGGCTTGAACTTGACGAAAGCGTTGGTCCAGCAACTACGCTTTTCTTTATGGGCCCACAACAACGTGATTGGGGTTTCTTGGTTGACAAAACAAAAGCTAAGACACAATGGATTCAATGGGAAAATTATCTACAGAACTACAAAGATTACCACAAACGATATATTGAACCAAAAGTAGTTGCAATGGCAAGCAAAAAGAAAGACTAATATGGTTGATCGATTCACACTTGAACAAGATATTATGAAGTGCTGGAATGTAACTGATGATATTGATTTACTGTATCGCAGTGTTATGGATAGTGACTTGACCAACGATGACATTGCCAATGCATTGCTTGGTATGAAAACATTATATGAAATGAAGTTTGAAGAATTGTTTAATTGTTTTGAAACTCTTGTCCAGGAAAAGAAAATCATATGAATGAACTAGTTGCAAAATTAGCTGAACAAGCTGGTCAATTGTCTTTTGATAGTGAAAATGAATTGAATTTGATTGTCTCAACAGATGATAGTTCTTACGAAGTACCTGCAAATTTTATTGAAAAGTTCGCCGAGTTGATTGTCAAGGAATGTATGGAATTGTGTAAAAAACAAGAATATGATTATTGGCGGTCTTCCGAAGATCAAGACTTTACTCCAATTGATTGTGCAGATGCGATTAAAGAACATTTCGGAGTTGAAGAATGACACAAAATGATTGGCTACTTTTAATTTGCCTAGCAATTGGATGGTTGCAGGGTTTGTATATTGGATGGGTGTTGTGGCGTAAACCACAACTAAAATATCACGGAGTTGAAGAATGAAGTACGAAGAATTTGTACTCAGTGTAGAAGAATACGGTGCAACATTGACGGAGCATAGTCATCAAGTGTTGTATTGGCTAAATCGAAACGGCTACCTAAATAACGATAATACTGAATACCTTCTCACTAATCTAGTCGTTGTGCCTATTCGTAATCATAAAGGCTTTGGTCGTCGCCTACTTGATAAATTCTTTAATAAAGATTCTACTGATAATGCGTATGTGTTCCCTATTACTTTGTTAGAGAACGACATAGTAAGTAACGAATCTAATAACAAACCCACACTCACCCTAGTTAAATAAGAATATGGAGCTACTTCTTCTAGTTCTCGCGGGATTTATAGGGTACTTTATCGGAAGTATGGTAACTGTTTGGAGGCTTAGAGAGTTCTTCAAAGAAGCTGCTAAAGCTGAGGGCATTGATGTAGGTGAAGATTTTGTTATAAAAGAACAGAAACCTACTGAAATCTATAAATTAGAAATCGAAGAAATCAACAACACTCTTTATTTGTTTGAACGGGAAACGCATAATTTCATCTGCCAAGGTTCTACACTTGAAGAACTAGCTAAGCTGTCTAAGGATTATAAAAATATTGCATTAGCAACTGTGATTCACCGCAACAAAGTATTCATGTTTGTAAACGGACTTTCTAAAGAGTACACCGGATGAAAGTAAACATTAAAAACTGGCCCAAAACCGGACACCGAAAAATCTCAGTAGAGATAGAGGGGTTTGATACTTGGGACCTTGATAGCACATTAGCTAAAATCATTTATCCTGCACTATTACAACTTAAGGAACGCAGTAATAGTGTACCCAATGAACTTACTAAAGACATAGGCGGCGAAGATTACGCAGACCAAAGTAGCTTTGACTTTTATAAAGAAACATATAATGAGGCTTTTAGTGAAGTATGCAAACGTTGGGATGAAATACTGAACAAAATAATTTGGTCATTTCAACAACTCGCAATGGAAGAGTATGATAAAAAATACCACCATGGCGTGGGTGAATATGAATGGGTAGAAACCTCTACTTTGTATCCAAATCCCATAACAGGTAAAATGGAAAAAACATATCAAATGGTTGATAAAAATCCAGACGAACATTGGTATGACCATGCAGGACATATGTTACATGAAAAACGAATTCAAGAAGGTCTTGAACTGTTCGGCAAGTATTATAGGAATCTTTGGGATTAATATGTCGGCAGTATTTGATCAAATGACGTTTGAACTATCTCGTGAAACATTTAGAGATTACGGGGCAACAAAAATTTCTCAAGAGGATTTCGACACCTTTTATAAAGAGTATATCTTTCAAAAATTAAAGGGCATAAAATTAGGAGAGGCATTTGCTAAAAAATTTAACATCCGAGACAGAGTGCTATATACGTTTAGCAATGACGAAGATGTATTGACTCACATAGCTTATTGCAAATACGTAGAATGAAACAGAAGTATATAAATTATTACATGGATGTAGCTGAACGCACAGGTAAACTTAGTCATGCGGTTCGCAGACAAGTAGGTGCAGTTATAGTTAAGGATAATCGCATTCTTAGTTATGGGTACAATGGTATGCCAACAGGCTGGCCCAATGAATGTGAATATAAAGAGTACATGAATGCTGCTAAAGCAGGATTCATGCCTGAGAACGAAATTTTAGAAAAGTTCCCGCATGAGGAATATGTTGAAGAATTTCAAGCAATACGTAGATATCGTTTAGTTACACGTGACGAGGTATTACACGCAGAAAGTAACGCAATCGCTAAAGTGTCCGGTAGTACGGAATCTAGCGAAGGAGCGACTATGTTTTGTACTACAGCACCTTGCATTCATTGTGCGAAAATGATTTTTCAGGCAGGAATCAAAAACGTCTTTTATCGTGATACCTACCGCGATAATAACGGAGTAGATTTTTTGGAAAAGAGTGGGGTCAATGTTACAAGATACATGGAATAAAGTTGATGTTAATCTAGGTTACGGCGAACTCGGTGCAATAGTTGAATGGGCAAAGAGTAACTGTACAAATAACTGGAATTACGAGATAATAGAGCAAGCCGGCAATGAGGCAGGCTCATATAGATTTTATTTTAGGGACGACAAAGATGCATTTGCATTTACGTTATGGAAAAAATGAAGTACATTACTTTTTACAGAGAAAATAATGATTTCAAAGAAATACTACTCGATCCTAATCTTAAAAAACTTATTTACGAAAAGATATCTTGGGCTAATCACTTGATTATTGGAATCAAGGAAGATGAAAAAATTCTAAGTTACATAACATTAAAATACGGTGACGACATTAGAAACAGTTTGATTCCTGATTACTCGCCCATACCTAATATTGACTATACTCCACAAAGACGATGACTACTGAAATTATTGTTTTCTTATTACTTCTCCAAATCAAGCATTGGTATATTGATTTTGTAAATCAATCAGATATTGAAGTAAAGGGAAAAGGAATCTACGGAAACTATCATGGACTCATGCATAGTGCTAAGCATGGGTTAGGTACAATTATTTGTGCATTATTTGTAGCCGGACATACTTATATTATATTTGCAATCATATTAGGTATAGTCGATTTTGTAACACATTATCATATCGATTGGACTAAAATGAACTATGGTAATCGTGATATCAGCACACCCCAATTTTGGAACCATTTAGGACTAGACCAAATGGCGCACCAATTAGTCTATTTGCTGCTAGCATTTTTAATGAGTTGAACCAGCCTTTGGTACTATCAATTCTAACTTATCACCCACACCAATAACGCAAGTTATATCATTTTTTGTAGACAGTATAGTCCAAGTTTTTGAAGCGGGATTAACCCATAGTGACATTACTGTATTTGCAATGTCACTTGTTTTCCCCAACACAAATGGTATTTCTTTGTAATCTTTCTTCAAGGTATTGAAGATAATAGAAGTATCATCACAGGATATTTTGATATTGTGTTCTATTATCTCTGCGTTACTTACTAGTGGCGCGATAGACACCATCCCAATCATTAGGTAAATTAGCTTCACGAAGTTCTCCTATTCTTTCAATCATCATATCATAGTAGTGGTCCATATTACTATCAAACTCACCTTTGAGTTTTTCTAGAAGATTTAACGCACTACTCCATTTTTGTTCACGATAATGGGCTAACATCAAGTCATGCAATTCTCGTGTCTGTAGATATTCGACCATAGAGTTACTATCTGTTTCTAGGACTGTGAATATATTGACCCCTTGTGTTTTACCTTTAACTGCGATGCAATCTAGTTCTAATACAAAATATTCATCTTTAATTTTTTCAGCGGTTAGAGCACCGATAACAATTCTGACACCATAGGGCTTAGACTGTCCCTCCAAACGGCTAGCAAGATTAACGCCGTCACCGAGACAAGTATAGTCAAACCTCTGACTAGACCCCATATTTCCAACAACAACAGTATCGGTGTTAATTCCCAAACCCATACCAAATGCCGGTACACCTTCTTTAGCAATTTCCATATTGAACGCATCTAAACTCCCTAACATAGAGATTGCAGTCCTCACCGCATTGTGTGCGTGTCTTGGATCATCCAATGGCGCGTTCCAGAAAGCCATTTGTGCATCCCCTATATACTTATCTAGTGTACCTTCGTTCTCCAATATCTTAGCAGTCATTGCGGTCATGTATCTGTTCATTATTGATGTTAAGCCTTGTACATCTTTACCGTAATGCTCACTAATACCGGTGAAGCCTCTAACGTCTGTAAACATAATTGAAAGTTCACGTGACTCGCCGCCCAATGTCAGTAGTTCAGGATTCTTCTGTAACTTCTCTACAAGTGCAGGACTCAAATATGTTCCAAATTGTTTCTTTATTTGTTGTTTCTGTAAAAATTCGCTTATAAACTTGACACCATAGGCATGCAAAGAGACCAAGACTGTGCCACTAAGAACGGCAGTTGCATCAAATAAAAATAGATAGTTGCTGAACATATACTGGCTACCAACAACCACGCCAACACATATAATAATAACCGACGCCAACCCGACATATATATACCTCGTTAAGAATAATAAAATTATACCCATTACTGCTATTGCGATTATTTCTAAACCGTCAGCGTAATCAGGTCTTTGAATTACAACACCATTCATCATAGTGCCTATGACACTTGCTTGTAATTCATGTGGGAATACTGCACCAATGCTCGTTGGTACAGGATTACTTAATCCAGCAGCAGTGGTACCGACAATTACTATTGCGCCATTCAAATCTTTTGGTAAGTTTGTCAAACTGTAGCTTTGACTTTTCTGGCTGTAATCAATCCAAATACGACCTAAACTATCTGTTGCAATAGGACCAAATTTTGGTATACGCATCTTTTCTACGCCAAGTTCATTAAGTTTAACTTGAACAGTACTATCACCAGCAGCTACTCGTAATGTCTCTATACTCAAGCTAGGATAGATTTTTCCGTCTACTGTTATCACTAATGGAATTCTGCGATTAACACCGTCTATTTCAGGTAACGTATTTGTGATGCCTATACCAGCTGCCGCATTTTCTACTATGGGAGTATTTGCAATTAGCCCCGGATACTGAACAATCATGTCAGTGTGTTGGCTACCAACTACTGCACTTCCAGGATTTCTTGGTTTGTTTTTTGTTTGTTCGGCAGGACTACTAGGTAGTATAACAGGATATTTGTTTAGATACTGTGCAAACCTATCGTCTTGGCCACTTCTATCAGGATTAGGCATAAGCACATTAAACACAACAAGACCGGCGTTCTTTTTATATAATTCTTCGATGATTTTTCCATATTCACCTCTGGGTAATGGCCATTGACCGTATTTTGATAAACTATCTTCGTCAATGTTAACAGTGATAATATTATTTTGGGTAATTTCTTTACTAACAATAAGAGTATCAAAATATCTTAATCGTACACTTTCAACAAATGTAGGATCTGTTGCTCTTACTCCGATAATTAAGGCCAATGTTGCTAAAGCAGTCCACGGACTTAGTAGAAGTTTTTTAATTATTTTTTTCATGTGGTGTTCTCTTGTAGTGCCACCACCATATAAGGTAATTTCACTATAATCTATTATTTATGATTTTTTGGAACCTTACCTGTTTCTTTAACTGTTTTCTTAGCTGCTTCTAGCATTTTTTCAGTAGCAGGACTTGTCCTATGATGGGGTAAATGCTTAGGTGGTTCTTTGACTCTTGGACTTTTTCTATACCAGCTCATAACTTTCTCCTATAAAAAAGGCCCCTTTCGGGGCCATATTATGCATTAAGATATTTAGAAACTATTTCGTGTGCCTCATCGTAACTTGTTGCGTATATTTTGAATCTACCCTTGTTTTGTGAGACAAGTGGCTCATAAGGTATTACACCGCTGAGTTGCTTACCTTCGGGTACCTCAACTTCAATAGTAAATTCACGCATTCTGTTAAATTTGTCTATAATTGCTTGTTGATTATACGTACTCATAATTTTACATCCAAAGCCAAATACCTTGGCTCATTAAAATCGCACCTATTCCACTAACAGCAATACTCCCCCAGAATAGTGGCATACTAACAGCTAGAATACTAGCTGACAATAAAACAATACCCAATTGATATGACATACCGCTAAACGTCATCCATGGACCTGACTTACGGATATGATCTCTCTCAGCTTCTAAAGCACGTGCTTTTGCCATTAGTTCTTTCTTTCCTTCACCAGTTTCAGGTTCAGATTCATAACGTGCAATCTTGGCTTTTAGTTTTTCAGCTTTTTCTTTATCACCGCGGGCTATCGCATCATCTAAACTTTGCTCAGCTAGTGTTTGTTTGATTGATTTAGCTTGGTAGAAACTCCAAGTATCATTGGCTTTAATTGTGTTGTTTAATACTTTACTAGAGTTACCGTTAGAAATATAAGTATTTACCGCAAGTAGTGCAGCAATTACGGTGATTACCCACCCTGCTTTATCTTTTATTTTTGCTTCTCTCTCGCTTCTAGATAATGGTTTTTTCTCTGACATAATTTCTCCTTTACTATATTTAGTGTAATATATAAATCTAGTTTTATTGTCTTATCACAGTAGTGCATCCTGCGGGATTAGTGCAACTTTGTATAATAGTAAAGTTCTTCCCACCTGATTGTTGAAGGTCCAGACTTGCAGGACCACCCGCATTAGTTAAATCAACGTTAGCATTGTTCCCTGTAGAACCTGTTTGAGAAGATAGAACTGTATTTCCGTTGCCTGTTAACTTGTTTTCTAAATAATGATTGCCGGAACCTGATTGACTAGCAGTAATAGTATTGTTACTACCGTTAATAGTGTTAAACATTAAGTTATTACCATTTCCTATCTGTGTGGCATTGATAGTATTACCCGTATAAGTATTGCTCATTATTTTAGTTTCTTGGTAATTCGATCCTGCGGTGTTGGATTGCGAAGATGTTAATTGATTTTGCGTTCCTTGCACTAGACCATTCAAATAATTAGTCCCTGTTTGGTCTGCGGACACTGTATTGCTACTACCGTTGAGTCCTAAATACATTGTGTTTTTTGATCCAGACTGAGTAATCGTAACAGAATTATAGTTCCCGCTAACTTGGTCTATGTAAAGATAATTATTCACATTGCTTGGATTAGCATTAGTACTCCAATTTGTTTGAGATGTAGTCTGTGCATTGGATGGACCTGCTGTACTAGAACTACCGCTTGTTATGACTTCTGTACCAGGACTGTTCGTTTGTGTGATTGTTCCACCGGTGATAGTGGGTCCTGATGGTGTTGGAGTAGCCGTGTATGTTTGTCCGGATGCAAGTGGAGATGTACTACCATAACTGTTAGCAAACGAATCAACTTGTGATAATGTAGGGTTTAAAGTACCAGTCCAAGAATATCCGCTATTTCCTGTCATACCGTAGTTAGCACTAAACAATTGTCCTGTATTATCATCATTACCGACAAAGAAGAATAGAGCGTATCCATTTGAGTCAACACCCATGTTTATAATTTTACCAGTCCCCACTGTTCCTGCTAACGTTCCGTTGCTGTTATAAACATTAGCTGTGTAAGGATAAGAAGAATTGCCGCTTAGGGAAAATTTAACGTATTGCCCGGCTTGCCAGCTCCATTGCCCGTTATACCAAGGAATAGTATACATTGTTCCGGGCTGAGTGTAATATATGTTACAAGTGGAAGTATATAAGCAAGCACCAACATCCCATTGAGAATCTGCAATTTGATACTGACCAAATTTTAAATCCGTGAAACTTACAGCCCAAGATGCGATACTGCACAAAGATAACACTAATCCAAGAAGAAATTTCTTCATCTTTGTACCACTGTAATAATTGTATTGCCACCATTATTGATGCGGTTCTTAAACTCTAACGTACCTTGTGTTTGGTACAATGTTGAGTTTTGAGTTAATGGTGTAGTTATGCACTGTATATCAGCGCCACTGTCTCTACATAATTGTATAGTTGGATCTTCTTTTACTACTACGATTCCACTACTTTTTCTGTAATCCGGTATTACGGAATCAATCTGTGCTAACAAATTTTCATTCAACGCATTACCTATAATGTCAAATAGGCTTGCTAAAAAGCTATTGGATAAAAAGTTTCTTTCTAATTGAGCGTAGAAGAATTGTTTGTTTTGTTCGTCTAGTGCATTCTTTAATTCATCTTTGTCTAGTGCATTAAAGTCTAGCGGATTCCAAATTTTTGTCTCTGCTGCTTGTGAATTTTTGATCTCTTTCGGGGGACTCAATATCAATAAATTACTAATTGCCATCTCAGACAAATTTAATATAACAGGCTTGGTGGGTTGATCGCTCCTGCTATTTACTTTAGTCACTTGAAATGGTTGGTTTAATATAACAGATCCAACATCAGTTATAACTTCAATTTCTCCTGTCTTACAAGCAGCCTCAATATCTTTTACTGTTCTAGTAGGACGATCATTTGGACAACTAGGTAATAAAATTATAGTTGATTCACCAAGTTCTTCTACAGTGGCAGTAAAATCTGTACCGCGGACAGCAATAGTAGCACTAGGAGTATTAAGTGAAACGGATCTAGGGTTGTTGTGAGCAATGGCTCCACTAGCGTACCTAACTGTGCCAAGAGCGACTTTAGCACCAAGTTTACCTGCTTTATTTTTTGGATCATAAACAAAATCATCAATTACTAGTTTAGAATTTTCATTAACTTGAACACGTGTACTATCTTCAAATGTGATACCTACTTTACCTTGTTGGGTTTTTATGGCATCATTCATTTCAACACTAAACCCTTTTGTCCCCTGTAATGATGCTTTGTCTCTTTGAATAGTAGCCACTGCATTAACTTGTTCTGTTACTGTGCCAATAGCGGCATTACAAATTGATGCCGCTGCTGAGAAACAAAGAAAAATTAATACGTTACATAATTTCATGTTAGTTTTTCTGTAGTATGGTATAGCTATTATTATTTCCTGTTATTTTAACATTTGACAAATTATCAACTGATCCCTGTTGGGTAATTGACAAATTATTGCTTGATCCGTTAATTAGTAGTTGAGTATTTTGTCCTGCACTAGCGCCACCGCTCTGAGCCAAAACAATTACGTTGTTGCTGCCAGTGCCGGTATAGTTAAATATGTTATCGTATAAACCACTTTGAGTAACTGTAGTGTCGTTACCACTACCAGTAAGATTTATATTCACTGTAGCACCATTAACTCCACCACCGCTCTGATTAATGTCAATCAAGTTAGCAGCACCGATACTAGCAATTAATACTTGACCTTTGTTACCTGTCATACTTACTGTAGTTTCATTTCCGCCACCACCAGTCTGATTAATAGTTGTTACTGTTTCGCTTGCATTGATATTTGCTGTTAGCTTGTTACCACTTCCGCCTGCTGAAGTGTATGATAGTTGATTGCTTGTACCTGTCATACGTAAATCAACATTACCCCCACCGTCTTGCGTAATTCCAATCACGTTGCCTGCTGAAGTACCTAACCCGTTGTTGTTAACGTTAATGTAACCTGTGTTGTTGCTACCAGTTACTTCATAATTCAAATTAGCACCGATGTTAGTATAATTTGGTACTGTGCCACCTTGCGTAGAAGTAATCCCCAAAGACAATACGTTATTAGTACCCGTTTGTTGAATGTTAACTGTTTGGGCATCACCTGCTAACTTAGCAGAATCTGTAGTGCCTCCGGGCGTTCCGTTGATCAGAATTCCCTTTACTTTATTACTAGAACCATCTTGAGTAATAGTTATTGTACTATTATCCCCTGCTTGGTCTATATACACACTGTTGTCAGCGGCAATGCCGTTGAAAGAAACCATTGCACTTATTAGTAATGCTATTATATTTTTATATGGTTTAACCATTTTAGTTCTCCCGGATGCTTATGCATCTTTTTGTTATTATTCTTCTTTTATGTACCCCCATAAACCTTTTCTTTCGCCGTCTTTGATTAACTCAACAACGGCTGCTTCAATAGCTGATTTAACAGCGTAGGTCCCTGGTTCGTTTATTGTCATACCCATTTCTGCTTCAAACGATCTTGTACCTGCATCAAAAAATCTTAATGCTGAAACACTATCTGCTGAACTGAGTATTGTTTTTTGTACTGTCACTGAAGTTAACACTTTTCCAGTGTTTACTGAAATTGCACGAACACTTACAGTTACTATATCCTCAGAGTATTGACTTTGCGGTCCAATGCCTAACCAACGCATTGCGACTCCACCTGACTTCGTGCTGCTGTCATATCCTACAATACCGCCTTCTACTATGATACCAGCAAATTGCATAGGCATCAAAGGTTTGGCATCTTTACCTTCGTATGATTCACGCATTTGGCGAATAATTAAACGTTCTTTTGTTATGTTATCTAAGCCAACACGTTCTACAACATCAAACCATTTTCCTTGACCAACATCTTGTAATGCTTTAATCAAAAATGTTTCGGCACCTTGTGTTACCGCAGTTGATAAACTAGCGATGTTGGCAGTAGGTCTACGCTGCCCAGTTAAATCTCTAAAGTTATAAACAGCCACACTAATTTTCTTCCCATTACTTGGGCCCGGAATAGTGTCGAATTCCTTCTGCATCATTACTTTAGATACTTCAGGTTTTATCTCCGGAGTCAAAGGATTAAACTGAGTAATTGCACACCCACTTAGAGTAATTGCCACTAGGACTAATATCATGTTCTTCATACATTAGTTCCCCGGTATTTGAAAACTAGACAAAGGAATGTATATACAACTCATTCCTATATCTGTGCATAATGCACTTGCTGGGTTAGTAGCGGTATTATCACCGATTTTCATTAAAATGCAAGTTCCATTTGGAGATCCTACACAGTTACTAGCGTCACTGACTCTGCTCCAACCAATATAATTTCCTTGGAAATTTATCTGCCCGGAACAATTAGTAGTAGCATCTGACGTATTGCATTGATTGTTAGCAAACATAGCAGTCGCTACGTTTTGGGAAATTTGTGCGTATATACGACTTTCTAAGTTGTTTATGAACTTCAGTAAATTGGTGCTATTTTGCGCTGATGCTGCTTTATCTATTGCAGCCTGTACGGCGTCAGCACGAGCTTTTTCGGCTTGTTGTTCTAGGTTATAAATCGTTAGGGTGTGGGAACTGTATCCCTGTCCGTTAAATGATGGGCTTTTGAACTGATAATCACCCAATGGTGCAGCAATAGCTGCCGTAATCATCATCATAAGAAAGCCTATTATAATTCTTGGTTTCATTGAGGCGCCTCTGATAAATATATCAATATATATTTAATTGACCTATATCAAAGTATATAGCAGTCTACATACGAGGTGTATTATGAGTGATGTTTTTAAACTAATAGGTGATTTGGGTTTCCCCATAGCAGTTGCATTGGCGGGTGGTTATTTTGTATACTTAACTATAAAGTTACTTCTACAAGGAGTTTTGGGTAGTATCAATGGAATGAAGGGCATTATTGTTGCTTTAGATAACCGAGTAAAAACAATGAACCACGATGTTATCCGAATCGACACAATCGTAAGTAACGCTTTAGGTTTGAAGCCCGACGTAGATCGTATTGCCCGCTCAGATGGTAAGAACGATGCAAGGCGTGATTGATGAAACATTTAGATTTTGATTGGGATATAGAAGATTGGGGTATCACATTTGATGACGAATTGAATCTTGCAAAATTCGGTTGGGAAGACGGAGATTATTTTAAATTTGTAATAATTGATGGTAAGCGGTATCTTAAAAAAGTAGACAAACTAGAAGAATTTATATTAAAGGGAGTAGAAGATGGATGTAGTAGAACTAATTAACAAATATGGTTTCCCTATAGTTATGTCAGTGGGCATGGGCTATATTATCAAGTATGTATGGGAGTGGAGTACGAAAGAAGTCAAGCCTGTTATTAGTGAAGCAAACACTGTGCTTATTGCCCTTATAGACCGTATACGAATGCTAGATAATGACTTGATTAGACTAAACCAAAAAGTCAACACAGTCTTGCATTTACGTGGTAAGATTATTGAATCTGACCGAGTTATGGAACAAGTAAAAGTTGAGACAGAAGCCAAAGACAAATTCGAAAAAGCAATGACTCACAAAAAAGTTGACCCTGATGATGAAAAAACAGCAGCAGCTGGTGAAGGATAAATGAAAAACGCACACGACAAAATTCCGCATTTATATCTAGATATGGATGGGGTCCAAGCAGATTTCTTCGGAGCTTGGGCAGAAAAACATAACGTCACGCATTGGAGAGCAATCGCTGATAAGGAAAAAGAAATCGAAGAATTAGCTCACAGCAGCCCCGATGAAGTATACAAATTCTTCCTAAACTTGAAGCCTTTACCCGGTGGTAAAAAAATAGTTGAGTGGTTGAACCAACATCATATCCCCTTCACAATTTTATCTGCACCTCTGCGCGGACCTTACGCTGAATACAGTAAGAAAGCCAAGAAAGATTGGTTAGACATTCATGTTCCCGGAACAAGCAATAAAGCCATTTTTACTAGCAAAAAATTTCAGTACGCAATCACTGACGATAAACCTAACGTTTTAGTAGATGATTTCGGGCCTTATATTCAGAAATGGACAGACGCCGGCGGTATTCCTGTTAAACATGAAGATGAATCTGAAGTGCCTAATTCCGCAGAATTGACTATAAAAGAATTAGAACGAATATATAGTCCGTACATAAATATTTAAAATTATGACTAAGCACAATACCGAATACATCAGCTACGAAGTTACCGTACAAGAAGACGAGGATTCTGGTGATTTATTGTTACCAATACCACCTGCACTACTTGCTGCACTAGATTGGAAAGAGGGTGATGAAGTAGAATTTGACTTAGATGATAAGGGTAATTATGTCATTAGAAAGGCTAACAAGTGAGTAGCTACATAGATTATACAAATACTGCTAACGGTTTTGATACATATACTATTTCCGCAGGTGCTACTGGATCTTCATATGCGTATGATATTGGGGTAATGAATACTGCAACCTCACTAACTCAAATAAGTAACACATTGCAAGTTAATGGAAATGCCGACATTTCCGGCAATCTCAAAGTCGGCGGCAAAGACATAGCAGAATCACTAGAACGAATCGAAGAACGACTGGCAATTCTCAGACCCAACGAGGAGCTAGAAGAAAAGTGGGAGAACTTGCGTGGTCTACGCAAAGCCTACATGGAGCTTGAAGCTGAATTAATTGAAAAAGAGAAGGTTTGGGGCATACTCAAAAAGTAATACTTGAGTAGTACTTGACAAATAAAGTAATGGCGTATATACTATCAATATGTTTCTAACTATGGATTGCTATCTATGACCATGCACCTCGCACACCCTGCCCTAACTCTGGGCGGCAAGCGTAAAGGTAAACAAAAGTTTCGCAATGCTGACGAGGCACGTAAGGCACGTGAACTTGATGCATCATGGGCCGAACTACAGAAAAAGTGGGGCGTTGAAGCTGACGAAAAGAAACGCAAACGTGCTATGGCTGCTGAGCCACTGACCTACAAACTATCTGCGCCTGCAGGTCGTTCTACAACCAATCACATTCCTAGCCGTGTAACTGAGGGCGGTTCTACTGCTGCCGTTCATAAAGTCTACACCGGCGACAAAGTTCTAGGCATTGCTACTATGCACAAAGGTAATGCTGTACCCGTATTCTCCCCCGAGCAAGCTGTAGATATCTCTAGGATGCGCCGTGGCTGATGTATACTTTGAAATCGCTGGTTGTGCTATCCCGAAATTCGGGAGAAAGTATTTTGTTTCGCATGGGGTAGATAACTCCCCTATTCCGAGACACCGAATTTTATACCTACAACACAGTGACCGAGCATGGATGGAACACGAAGGTACAGTTTGGTTTATCAAACATCGCTATATAACCAATGCAACAGTTGACATGAAAGAATTCATGTGGGTCAAACTCAGTGCGGAGACAGTTCATGGGTAACACTGTTTATTATTGTGAGATAGAAGGTGACTACACTCCTGAATTCCCTAAGGGTGTAATCTCTATTCCCTATCGTGTAGAATATTTCACTAAGATCCGACGCTGTATGTCATACAGTCAGAGAGTATGGGCACAAGGTTCACGTGGTGGCGTCAGGATAGTCAAAAATAGAATGGATGCAAAAAACTTATACGGTTATGTAACCAAAAATGAAGAAGCAATGAAACAGTTTATGTGGGTCAAACTTCAGGCCCAACCATTAGCAAATTATACTTAAGGAGAAAGCAAACTTAAAATGGCAAAAGAAGAAGGTTTTAAAATGGACGGGGTAGTAACTGAAGTTTTACCCAATGCAATGTTCAGGGTCAAGATGCCCGGAGATAACGTTATTATGGGGTATATCTCTGGCAAAATGCGGCAACATGATATTAAGATTCTACTAGGAGACACGGTAGAAATTGAATTTAGTCCATATGACTTGACAAAAGGTCGTATCACGCGCCGTCGCTGACTAAATACTCTACGATGTATGACGTTGTAGAGAAATTAGAAGAATCCCGAAGGAAACAGATAGAGTTAGAACCACTCCAATATTCCTACACCGATCTAAGTCCGGTACTTTCTAAAGCCACTTTAGAATTACATTACGATACCCTAGCAAAGGGGTATGTTAAACGTTACAAGAACAAAGAAGGCGACAGCGATTTTAATTACGCTGGCGCTTTCCTACATAATATCTACTTTTCACAGTTTCGTAAGCCACAAGAAAATAATACCCCTAACGGACCCGTACTGAATCTTATAAAAAGAAAGTACGGATGGTGGCGTGACTTCAAAGAAGTATTCAAAGAAGAAGCATTGAAACTTCAGGGTTCTGCTTGGATATATATGTCGTTTACCGGTGAAATAAAGACAATCGTAAACCATGAAGTTCGTGACGACATATTAATTTTAGTTGACTGGTGGGAACATGCCTGGACACTTGATTACCTAGCTGATAAAAAAGAATATCTAGAAAATACCTGGAAGATAATGAATTGGTCTCACATCAACACCCGTTGGGGTAGACATTTGTGATAAATACTATATTAAGGTACTAGAATATGGCTATTTCAGGACAAAATAACATCGACATAGGTGGTGAAAATCAAGCTGCGGGTAGTGATACTCTCTATGAAGCATTCACTAAAATACAACAAAATTTCACTACATTATTTGATGGGGCTAGTTCATACGACACTTTTATCGGCAGCCCCGGTATAGGTATATCAACAAATCCATCTACTGGAAACGTAGAAATAGAAAACACTGGAGTGGTAAGCATTATTGCTGGTACTGGGATATCGCTTTCTAGTTCTAATGGTAATGTAGTAATTTCTTCTAGTGGAGGAAGCAACGCCGGCGGCACTGTAACCAGTGTAGCTTTATCTTCCGAAACTTTGACAATTTCTGATTCTCCTATTGTAAGTAGTGGTACGATTAATGTAGAATTACCGTATATACCAACAGGCCCGGCTTTTGCTGCTGGGGAATATGTTGCACCAACACTAACCGTTGATAATTACGGTAGAATCACTGAAATAGCAAACACCGTGAGCATAGGCACAGTTACTAGTGTGGCGATCACAGCAACAGGTGACGGTTTACAAATCACAAATAGTCCCATAACAAGTAGTGGTACAATAGAGATTGAAAATACTGGTGTTACTGCTATTACTGCAGGAAACAATATCTCTATCAGTAATAGTACTGGAAATGTAACCATCGATGCTAATTTCGGTGATTTGGGCACTGTTACTAGAATTGATGTAACTAGTAACACGTTGACTATTACTGGATCACCAGTTACAACTGAAGGTGATATTACGATTGATATCCCCGATGATGTTGAAGTTGCAGGTAATATTGTAGCCAATACGTTTACTGCAAATTCATATATTGAGACTGTAGATTTTGAAGTCACCGGAACAGCAACAATTAATGCTGCCAATATTACTACACTAAATGCAAATATAGGTGGTTATTTTGACGGTATCATAGGTGATAATACACCCAACGCCGCATCATTTACTGATATTGAAATCTCGGGAAATGCGAATATTACATCAAACGTAAATGTATCGGACACTTTGAATATTGTAGGTGATGACAGTGCTGTAAGATTTTTAAATTCTTCTGGTAATTCTGTCTCATTTGTAACACCTTCAGTGATAGAAGATAGTAGTTTTTATGTTCCCGATTCACCAGGAACAATTTATCAAGTTTTGGGAGTTACGGCGGACGCTAGTACCCAGACATTAGGATGGAAAACTATCCCAGTCCAATATCTTACTATCACATTGCGTGATGGAGTAAGTACAGTCTCTGCACCACCTGATGTAGTCCTAAGAAAGTATACTTTGGAAACTCGTACCGGTGCCCTTGTTCAGATTTCATTGAGTTGATAAATATATAAAAGGATAAAAAAATGGCAAATAGATACCCATTAGTAGTAGATTCAAGTTCATCCGTGATTAAGGAACTTCCGTCTGCTGATAGTTTAGAATTAGGTGGTTCAGACATAAGTAATGTCGGTAACATAAACGTAACCGTTAGCGCAAATTTAGGTGCCGTAGGTAATATTACAATTACCGGAGGAAGTGCTGGTCAAGTGTTAAAAACAAACGGTTCAGGTGTGCTAAGTTGGGGAGCTGACTCAGCAAGTGCGGGCGGGGCAAACACACAAGTTCAATTTAACGATGGTGGAAGTCTTGCTGGAAACTCTAACCTAACATTCAATAAAACAACTTCTAATCTTACTTTAACAGGTAATATTATTGTTACTGGCAGCATTAGTGCTACCGGTAACGCAAATGTTACTGGAACAGCTAACGTAGGAAACGTTTATTCCACTGGAACAATCACAAGTGTAGGTAACCTTACTGCCGGTAACATTTCGGCAACTCTGGGTACGACAGCAATGAAAGACGGCACTTTCTCAAATTCTGCTGTAATTGCAAATACTGGTTACTTGAAATTAAACACAGTAACAGATAACTCTAAATTTGTTGCATTTCAGGGTCCCAATAGCATCGGGTCGTCCTACATACTTTGGCAATTACCCAATACTGCAGGTTCAGTAGGTCAATTCTTAACACAAGACGGTAATGGTATAATGAATTGGGGGAATGTGACTATTAGTAGCACAGTACCTACAACAGCATCAGACACCGGAACTGCTGGACAAATTGCATATGACAGTACCTATGTTTATATATGTATTGCAACCAATACATGGAAACGAGCGGCACTTTCAACGTGGTAAAAAAAGCCCCTTAAGGGGCTTTTTTATTTCTTACTTTTCACTAACTTGTCAAGCATGTAAGTTGTAAACTTACCCTCGCACATCGCGGGCACTTCAACATACGGATCCTCTAGATAAAAAGGGCATGACGCTCTCCATTTACCGTTATCTTTGAAATACTTAAGTTCTTTCAAATCTTCGGGGTTAGAAGGATCAAAGTCTCTGCGCTGAACTAATTTCCGACGAAAAGTAGTAAGTAGCATATCAACTATCCCGAGTAATTTCAGTTGCGACCTCTTTGATAACTGCATTGACTTCATCTAAAGTAGAACAAAGTACTTTTGCAGTAGCCCAATCACCGTCGTCATTGCGGCCTGACACCTCAACCATGTAACCGTTGTCGTACATGTTGACAGTCAGGCTGTCGCTGACTTTAGAGAGTTTGTCGGACACTTTCATCATGCAGGATCTACATTATGGAGATCAGCTGCCGCAACGATTTCTTCTGCGGTGACTTCTTTCTTTTTACCACGAGCCTTGATAGCTTCAATGCTGGGCTTAGCTGTTTTGGTAGCCTTGACTTTAACTACGCCCTTATTTGCGGTTTTCTGACGATCTTCCAGTGCGTCAGCAATAAGTGCCTGATCTTCTGCGCTAGAAAAATCAGCATGAGATTGCATATATTGCAATGCCTCTACCTTTGTCATCTCACTGGGAAGTTCCATAAGGTCGATGCGTGTCGCACCACCTTTTGTGAATTGCTTCACCCGACGGATGAGGTCGTCAGTGAAACGAACTTTAGAATTACCGTTATGAGTAGTAATACCTGCAACTTTGAAAGTTTGATTAGCCATGATGTTTCCTTTAATAGCTAGGTTGATGAAAAATATGTCTTACGACATAGTTATAATGATAACACCTACAGTTATTTTTGTCAACCATAGATGTTACCAAAATTCAGTTAAGAAGCAATGCCTTACCGACCGGGCTTTGACCTTGACCAATCGCCTGGGCAGTAAACCAGTTTTCAGCCATAATCACAGTATCGGTAAATTGAGATTCAGTCAGGAAGATTCGAATACGGAATTGTTGCATGATTAGTCCTTAGTTAGAGAAAATGTAGGGTTTGTTCCACTTACCAATGTTCACATCCACGTACCAACCTACGTCAAAGTAGTCAGTTTGGATATCGGAATTATCGTGGTTGCCATTGTTCATTACGGGCAAAAGTTCAGACAAGAAAGCCTTAGCCTTACCAGAGAAGTGTTCCTTGTACCAGTAAGGATTCACATCCAGAGATTGGTTCTTCCGAATGTAGTCAATTTGAGATTGATCCATTTTGCGACCGATATTGCTGTCGGCATCGGTTTGGATGAAATTTTCAATAAAGTCAATAGGACCCGACTTGATGTTGACAACCAGGGTAGAATGATTGCGAACAGCGATAGTACCCTTGACACCGTACTTTTTCAGCACTGCTTTGATAGCAGGGACCAGTTGCTTTTTCAGGTCTTGACTAACATACGCCATTTGTTAACTCCTGTTTATCAGTTTCAATACAAGTATTGTAGCAGATTTGGGAATATTTGTCAAATTTTTGGGTGTTGTTTTGGCGCAACAATGATAAATAAAAGTGTAGTTCGCGGGCGTCGGAAACCCCAACTACTCTAACGCTATTGAGGAGCATCAGCATGAATATTTATTCAAAATCAAATCCGCCCAACGGATTCTATGTTTACGCATATCTGAGACAAGATAATACCCCATATTATATCGGAAAAGGTTTAGGTAAAAGAGCCTGGATTAAAGGAAAAGGTGAGGTTTATCCGCCGGTTAATATTAATAAAATTATAATAATAGAGTCCAATTTAACTGATATTGGTGCATTAGCAATTGAGCGTAGATTAATTAAATGGTATGGAAGAAAAGATATTAATACCGGTATATTACGCAATAAATCTGATGGAGGGGATGGTGCCACTGGAGCAAAAAGGTCTGAGGATCATAAAAAGAAAATCAGAGACAAAATGCTAGGTCGTACTCAAACTTGGAGAGTTAAAGGATGTGTAGCACCTGACGGTACGATATTCAATAAGTTAATAGATGCCGCAAATGCGTATCATATAACCAGTGAAGGCATCCGATACAGGTGCTCTGTCAATAAAGATGGTTGGTCCTATCTTTAATCAATCCCAAAATCAGTTTTTACAGATTGTTTAATATGTTCAACCATGGCTTTTGCTTCGGCACTTTGAAAAATTTCAGTGTGTGCTTCAATGATATCCAATGTCCGTTGGACAATCAACTGGGCGAACAATTCATAACTTGAATGAATCCTGTCCCACAGTATTGGATCGGGATTTGGGTCAAATGGCACATCGCCAGGAAAAGCCTCAGCCGCGGCCTCTTGAGCCTTGCACCGAAGTTCATAAATTCGTTGGTTCATACTAATGTTCCTTCAATTTCTTTTTCAACTATTTTCCAAAGATTCCAACCTTTGATGCTGTCAATGTGTTCCTGAGCCTTTTCTTGTGTTAGAAACACCGAATCAATTTTATCGTTGCGAATGACAATATAGACGGACATGTGTTGCTTTCAAACTCAATACAAGTATTATATGCCCAAAACCATTTATTGTCAACCGCGCTGGTAGCGAGATTGAGCAAGGTATTCAAGGTCAACATTGATATCCTCAATCAGAGCATCAATTTGATTGGCAGACATTTGGTAGGAGTCAGTGTCACCCAGAGCCTCTTTGATCTGGAATTTTGCATATTCCAGAGTATTGATAGCTTGTTCCAATTTGAGTACTTTTTTGTTACGCATGATTAGACTTTCAGAATACGATATGTTACACCTTGTGCAGTCTTGACCTTCTCAAGACCTTCGTTTTTGTAGCACATGTCCAGAAGGATCAGACCTTTGTTATCCTTTACCTGTGCTTTGTGTACTTTTACACTAATGAATTTTTTGCGGTATTCAATGAATACTTTTTCAGCACTGTAAACCATTTCCAGAGCCAATTTGACACGCTCGGCTTTCAGTTTTTGAGTATCAGAAAAAGTAGTACTATTGACTGCACTACGCATACGGGCATCACGCTCAGCAAACCAAGCCCATTGACCTGCGTTTTTGTGTTCGGTTTCTTTTTCAAACATTTCAGTGCTCCGTTAATCAATCAATACATGTATTGTATGCCCAAAACGATTTATTGTCAATCCTTTTTCTTCGGTATACAGAGGTAAGACTTTTGTGTATTGGCCCGAATATTAATACTTTCGTTTAACTCAGGCAGGCGCTGTCCAGCAGGGTTGATTTGAAATGCGTAAATTTCACGGATCGCATTCTGACACGAGGCTAGGTTATAATATTCCCCTAAGAAGACCGGGGTAGATAAAATGAATACTAAAGTATACATTTTTTGTTAGCTTTCGTATTAGTTTTTACCCACAAGCAGGCTCAAGATTTGATTTTGCAGTTCCTGCACGTCCTCATATTCGACATAGAAGTCGGTAGTAGGATCGTAGTACTTTCCTTCTTTCGGATCGTAGTACAGAACCTGACCGTTCGGGTAGAAGAAAGGACCTTCCAGACCGTCACGGGGTTGATACTTAGCATCACGCTCACGCAGAATTTTGTAACCCATAGTATTACCTTTCAGTCCATTTTGAACGCACGACGGTTAGAACGATAAGCACTTTTTGTTTCACTGACAGTCCAGTGATATGCTTGAATAGTCAGAATGTATACATTTTTGACCAGAATGACCAAGAACAACAGGGGCATAAATGCAAGATTTAAGTAGTACAAAACAGTATTCATTTCGGTCTTTTTCAATCAATACATGTATTATATGCCCGAAATGATTTATTGTCAAGCCATATTCAGTTGAACTTGCATACCTTCCCAAGTGCCAGATTGTCCAACAGTGTTGGACAGAACACCACCGCAAGAGCGGGTGTATTCCAAAGATTCCAGAGCCTTTTGTGTTGCGGCATTGCAAACACCAAAGTCACCGACACCATTACGAATCTGTTTAGCGGTTGCGTAAAACGACACAGCACCGATACAAATACGAAAACGTTGGGTTTGTTTGAAACGCTTGATAGTCATGTCAGACTCCTTTAATCAATCAATACATGTATTGTATGCCCAAACTGATTTATTGTCAACCAAAAAAAACAGCCTCGGGGGCTGTTTTTTGTTTACTTTTGTGTTAACTGATTAAAAATTGATTGTAAACCACGCATATATTCCATTTGATTTGGATATAATTTATTTCGCTGTCTTATTAAGTTGAGATATTGCGCTTCTTTATTAATTAACATTAATTGTTCTTGTTTTGTTTTAGCATTAATTAATTGATTATATAAATTTCTTTGTGGCCATTGATTATCAGTAGTTTTAGCTAATTTAATTAAAGGATTCTCTACGGATTTTTGTGGAGCTACTTGGGAAGGTTTTTCTTTAGGTGTATAATCAGGTTTATTAGTTGGTGATTTTTGAACAATATCTTTTTTAGTTACATTCAATAATGAAGAATCACTATCACCTGCAAATTTCATATTGGCCCAGCGTGTAGCCATTTGCTGTTGCCTTTGCATATTAGGTGGATTACCAGTACCTAAATCATCGTGACTATATATACCGTATAATGTTAATGTATTATCAGCTTGATTAACGCTGTATACTATACTTAGATTATGTGTTAAATGTGCATGACTTAGATTACTACCGCCCTTTGTTAAATTACCTCTAGTATTAAATCTCTTATCACTATCACCGAAACCTTGAAATCCGGGTGCAGAACCATTAAATGGAATATTATTTTTCCATTTAATAAAAGAGGATAATTCTTTTTTTAGGCGCTCTTTTTGGTCACTAAATTTGTTTAGTGTTCGTTCTAATTCTCCGCCTGTTTGTGTACCTAAAACCCTGAGCATTAACCTTAAACCTTATCGAGCCACTCAAGTGCTTCTTCCACGGTCATGCTTTCCTGATTGTGGTTAAAGTTGCTCACGGATTCCGTGATCTCCTGCAAGGTGTCATCGTTGAAAGTGTGGTCTTTATCAGACTTGAGACTTTCAAAAATTGCTTTTTTGCTAGGTTGGTTGATTTCATTGAGTCGCATAATAAGTATTTATCATTTTTGATACTACTAATTATGCGCCCAAATTCATTTTTTGTCAACCAAAAAAAAGCCCCGACTCGCGGAGCATTTTGAATACTAGAGTGTTACTCTCGCTTCTCGACCACTTTGTCTGCGAGACCCCAATCAACCGCTTCCTGTGCTGACAAGAATGTATCAAACTTCATGGTTTCAAACAATTCTTCGTAAGACTTACCTGCGGAGTTGTGCTTCACATAGAGTTCGGTCAAACGTTTGTTAATACGTTGACTTTCTTCAAATGTGCGCTTGGCATCTTCAAATTGAAGTTCTTGTACATGAACACTACCTCGTGTACTAGGAGTACCAGAACTAACACGGTGAATCATAGTACGTGCTTCTGGGAGAACAAATCGTTTGCCCTTAGCACCTGCTTGTGCTAGGAACGAACCCATGCTACAAGCCTGACCCAATACGATAGTTTGAACATCACACTTAATAAATTGCATCGTATCATAGATTGCTAGACCAGCAGTTACTTGACCACCTGGGCTGTTGATATACATGCTAATATCTTTGTCGGGGTTTTCTGATTCTAGGAAAAGCAATTGGGCAACAATCAAATTTGCCATTTGGTCATGAACTTCACCTTCAAGCATGACAACACGGTCACGCAATAGGCGGCTGTAAATGTCATAACTACGCTCACCCTTTGCAGTTTGTTCGACAACGATTGGAACTAGACTCATAAACTTCCTTTGTAAAATAAAAACTATTATACAGTTTTTATGTAGGAAGTCAACTTATTTGGCTCGTTTTTCTCTACCTATTCCAGAAGTTGCTTGTGGCTTTCGTTTGGATCTAGGTTCCGTAATATCAGATGCAGCTTTTGCCAAATCATCAGTATCCTGTGTCTTGCTTGGTTCTACTGTAGATTCTGGAGCATCATCACCCGAACTAGCTTTGGGTTTACCTTGTCCTTGGTCAATTAAGAAAGTGAAGTTACCCTTGATTTCAGTACTGGAGTAATTTTTACCAGCACTCAAAAACACACCTTTAATTGCATCACTTGGATAAACTGTTTTGAATTCGTTTAAAGTCCATTGATCTTTTCCCTCATTCGCTTTTGTGTAGACCTGAACTAGTGCTCCGTTGTTTAAAATGTCAGCAGCAGCTTTAGGGAAATTAGTTGTTGCATTTACGTGTTCAGCTACTTTATGTGCAATCGCAGCGATTAAGTGCATGTAGATGTTAACTGAAGTGGGATTTTTTGTCTTTCTAGATTTTGCTAGGTTCTTTAATTTAGCAGACAATTTTAGTCCACCTACATTCTCTAAATCTATTTTAGGTAAGTTTCGCAATGCTTTAACTTGTTCAGCTTCTTCTGCATCAATCAGACCCTCATCTACTGCTAGTTTCAATGGAGCTCCGTGCATACCAGCACCAATCATGTCATCTAATAGTTGAACTTCTTTAGCATACTTCTTTAAAAACTTTTGTCCAGTAGGATTAGTTTTTAATTTCTGAACCTCATCATACAAGTTTTTAGCACTTGCTTCTGCACCTTTACCACCTTTGCTACTAATAAGCAAAGTTTTTCCGTCTTTAGTGCTTATAACACTGTCAGTCAAACCACCTGTTTTTGTTGCACCGAATGTAATCAACGTATCTTCAAAGGATCCATCTAAAAATCTTTCGGCCGCATCCATAGCATTACCATTGAATTGTCCTTTTTGCAATGCAATGGGCTGTAATATCTCACAGAAATAATCACGGAAAGCAGCAAATGGTATGTCTTTAGGTGCTTTGAATGACATAGGTAACGGCTCACCTATAGCAACTTTGTGTGCGACTGCGTACAATGGATGACTTGTTCCTAAACTTTTGGCAAGTTGATTCATGATGCCGGGTATGGTTTGCAAATCTCTGTCAGTCAATAAGTCTAACGGTGATAATCCTGATTGTTCTTTCTTAGCTGATTTACTAGCAAACTTCCAATTCTGACCGTTCATTACAAATTTGTTATCAATTGTATTCTGTACAGGATCAGCTTTTACATCGTTTAGATAACGACCTATTGTTGTAGGACCACTTTTAGTATCAAATGTGATTAGAGCAAAACCACCTGCCCTAGTAGTTTTTGCGTTTTGCCATTGAATGTTGGGTATCTGTTTAGATACTTGTGCGATTGCTTGGTCGAGTTCTTCGGGTTCATATCTCCCGCCACCTTCAGGAAAGAATTGAATATTGTTAAATGTAATGGTTTCCCCAGCATCGTTTTGAAAGGGGTCTCCGGGTTTTCTTCCTGCTAGCCCAGTAGCTTCAATTAATAGGGTAAGTTTATCTAAAATATCACGCATAATATGTATTTATGACATATTAGGTTTTAAATAAATCTTGATGTTTGTACCATTTACGCTGACTGTGTGCAGTCTTTAATGGTATAAAATGATCTTCTAATTTGTCTTTAAAACTGAAGAATGAAGGCCCATGACTCATTAAAAATGGTTTACCTTCATCATATCGTTGCGGGCCTAGAATATCCCATTGATATTGATGAACCATTTCGTGCGCTAGTGTGGCTACCATCCATTGAACACTTATCCACTTATCCATTAACTCTATATCACAGTAACTTCCTGTTTTTTGCATCTCTATATTGCCGATGCACATCCCCCAATATTTTTGTCTTCTAGGGGCAATTATTAGTCTTGGTTTTCTGAGTTTATTGTTAAAAACGTGATAGTTAATTAACTCATAAACATGATGAATTTGTCGAGGTGATGGCCTAAAATACAATCTTTTTTGCTCAGTATAAGAGGGTAACGGTAACTCCATTAACTCTCGCAAAGTTAGATCGGTGTATGCCATACTATTATTTAGTACAATATAAAAAATACCATTCTGTATAAAATATCTAAATAGTATGATAAGGAGAACATTATGTTTAATTTTTTAAAGAAACTATTCGGAATTGCAGATACTGCTGCCCCGCAGGCACCATATAAGGTGGAAACACCAAAGCAGCCTGAACCTGTGAAATGTGGCTGCGGCCGTAGTCCTACAGGATACTGTGTTGGGTTGCATAAGTTATCTGAAACTGAGTGGGCGACACATGCTGACAATCCAAATAAGGTTGCAGCAGCACCTGTAGCAGAAGTAGCAGAAAAAGCTAAAAAACCTGCTAAAAAGGCAGCTAAGCCAAAAGCCACCGGTGGAGCTAAAAAGCCTGCAGCAAGAACGGCAAAGCCAAAAGCTAGCAAACCTAAAGAGTAATTTTTCAATTAACCAATGATCTTCGGGTTTGATTTACTTAGCGACCTACAGTTAACGTCCGAATCCGAGTTCAATTGGACTGGTAAACCCACAAGTTTGTTTTGTGTGTTATCCGGTAATATATCTAATGATATAGGTGTTTTACACAGGACTTTAAGACACCTCAGCGGTTTATACCATGGGGTGTTTTTTATTGATGGTACATTAGAGAATGAATATTCTATATCTAGGGATACCAAGATAAAAGAAATACAGAGTATTTGTTCAAACTATAGAAACGTAATTTATTTACATAACAACGTGGTAGTTATTGATGGTATTGCTATAGTAGGTATAAACGGTTGGCAAGAAAAATATTTTGACTTTAGTGAAATGATTGATTTCCAACAGAAACTGTTCAAGTATGAAGATATAAACTATCTAGAAAAGACTCTGGAAAAACTTCAATTACACAATGATGTGAGAAAGATTGTCTTAATAAGCAATTGTATTCCTCTTAAAGAACTGTTCTTTAAGGAGAAAGAACCAAATACTGACGATTTCTATGCAGGTAGTGTTTTAGATAAAGACACTGAGAAAAAAGTTACAATATGGGTATACGGTTCTGATAATAAAATGGTTGACACCGTGATTAACGGTGTCAAGTATGTAAATAATTCTAAATTTGACAGAGATCCCTATTATCCCAAGCGTATAGAGATAAAGATTTAAGATTCTGCTTCAATTTTAACTTGAAGTGGGAATCCTTGATCTCTCGCCTCTAATGTTACTTCCATGCCTTTTTGTTCTGCGATTTCAAAGGGTAATACAGCAACTACTGCACTTCCTGATTCGTGAATACCGCTAGTGATATGCGATGCGGTATCTATGGTATAATTGAAGTGATCGATAAGACTAGAGACAACAAACTCCATAGTGGTAAAGTCATCATTCATATAGATTACTTTAAACATAGGCGGTTCGTTGACTTTTAAGTTTGGTTTAATTGTTACTTTAGAATCAGTTTGTGGCATGATATTTAATCTCAAGAATGTGTGCAAGGGTCACTTGCACACGTATTTAATATAGATTGATTATATTATTTATTGTACTTAATTGCAATGTTTTTCGGTTTCTTTTCTTCCGGAATCTTTCTTTCCAGCGAAATGTTCAAAATGCCGTTAAGAATTTCTGCATTGATTACTTCTACGTGCTCCGCAAGAGTAAATTTTTGCTTAAAGTTTCTTCGGCTCAATCCTCGATGAAAATACTCCCAATTTGCACCTTCAGTGTGTACATGTTCTCCTGAAATATTCAGTACACTATTTTCCACAGTGATACTTATTTCCCCTTCATTGAAGCCTGCCACAGCAACCTCAATCAATACAGTTTCTTCCCCTGTTTTGATTACATTATAGGGTGGATAGTTTCCCTGTGTTTGTGCTGATGCTGCACGTAGCAGTTCATCGAACATTGAATCAAATCCTATACCGAATTTGTGGATATTTGGAATATCTGTAGAACGTAGTGATAATTCTCTTGTCATTGTTTTCTCCTTAAAAAGCAAGAATGAATATCGGGCCTGCCCCATGCAGCACCCGATACAAATTACGCAGATTCTTTTACTTCTGCATCTACTACAGTCTCATCTACTGACTGTGTATTCTTTCCAGAACCCTCAGACTCTTGCTTCTTAACAAGCACAGGTCCGATTGCCTGATGTAGATCGTTTACTGATTGCTGAATAGCTTCAGTATTGTCTCCCGCAATAGCAACTTCACATGCATCGATTGCAGTTTGAATCTTTTCACTTTCTTCAGATGTGATTTGATCCTTGAACTTCTTATAATCATTGCTGTAATTATTCAACACTGATTCTGCATGATTACGTGCTTGAATGAGTTCAACCATCTTTTTATCAGCTTCTGCATTTTCTTCCGCTTCACGGACCATTCGTTGAATTTCTGCTTCATGAAGTCCGCTGTCACTCTTAATAGTGATTTTGTTTTCTTTACCTGTACCTTTGTCTCTTGCAGAAATATGCATGATACCGTTAGCATCAATATCAAAGGTAACTTCAATCTGGGGCATTCCGCGTGGCGCGGGCGCAATACCGTCAAGTTTAAACTCACCTAATAGTTTGTTGTACTTAAACAATTCACGCTCACCTTGACCGACTTTAATATCTACTGCAGGTTGATTGTCGTCAGCAGTAGAGAATGTCTGACTAGCTTTAGTTGGAATAGTTGTGTTCTTTTGAATTAACTTAGTAAACACACCGCCCATTGTTTCGATACCCAAACTTAGTGGTGTAACATCAAGTAATAGAACGTCTTTTCTGTCTCCGGATAAAACACTACCTTGAATAGCGGCGCCTGCGGCTACAGCTTCGTCTGGGTTAACATCCTTACGAGGTGCTTTACCAAACAACTGTTCTACAACTTCTTGTACCTTAGGCATACGTGTCATACCACCGACGAGAATAACTTCATCGATTTCACTGACAGTAACACCAGCATCCTGAAGTGCTTGTTTACAAGGTTTAATACTACGTTGAATCAACTCGTCAACTAAACTTTCCAACTTAGCACGAGTGATTTTAATGTTTAAATGTTTAGGTCCTGTTGCATCAGCAGTAATGTAGGGCAAGTTAACGTCTGTCTGTGCAGAACTAGACAATTCAATCTTTGCCTTTTCTGCAGCCTCTTTTAAACGCTGTAGTGCCAATACATCTTTAGTCAAGTCAATACCTTGTTCTTGTTTAAAGGTATCAACCAAGAAGTCCATAATGCGTTGGTCAAAGTCTTCACCGCCAAGGAATGTGTCACCGTTTGTTGAAAGAACTTCAATTTGTTTATCGCCATCAACGTTTGCAATCTCGATAATGGAAACGTCAAAAGTACCGCCACCTAAATCATACACTGCAATTTTTCGGTCTTTTGTATCTTGTTTGTCTACACCGTATGCTAGAGCAGCCGCAGTTGGTTCATTAATAATACGTAGAACCTCTAGACCTGCTATACGACCTGCATCTTTAGTAGCTTGACGTTGACTGTCGTTAAAGTATGCGGGAACTGTAATAACTGCTTGAGTTACTTCATGCCCCAAATAATCTTCCGCAGTCTTTTTCATCTTGCGAAGAACCTCAGCAGATACTTGAGGAGGTGCAAGTTTTTTGTCTTGTGCCTTGATCCATGCATCACCGTTGCTATTTTCAACAATAGTGTATGGCATTAAGTCAATATCTTTTTGAACTGCTTCTTCTTTAAACTTACGACCTATCAAACGCTTAGCCGCATAGATTGTATTTTTAGGATTTGTCACAGCTTGACGTTTAGCACTAGCACCGACTAAAACTTCGTCACTAGTATATGCAACGATACTAGGGGTAGTACGTGCACCTTCGCTGTTTTCGATGATTTTTGAAACGCCGTTTTCAATAACGGCTACGCATGAATTTGTGGTACCCAAATCGATACCGATGACTTTGCTCATTGTGTTCTCCTTTAATTAAGCAAGAATTTTATAAAGATATAGACCTGTTTAGCATCTATATAATTATATCTATTTTATTTGATTGTGTAAAATATACAACTATTTAGGTTAGAATAGTTTGGGAGGAAGCTGCTGGTCACGCAAGTGTTTTTTCCAACGACGGACTGCTTGGTTTTTTGCAATTTTTCTTTTTACTGCGGGTTTAACAAATTCTTGTCTATCTTTTAGTTCCTGTAGTAAACCCGTGTCAGTGATTTTCTTTTTTAATTTTCTTAGTGCCTTTTCCCAGTTTCCGTCATGCACTTGTACTCGTCTTCCTTTTGTCATATTAATATTGTAGGGTTAATAACCTGCTCCTTTGTAATATTTAGTGTTTTTATGTTATTTTCTTTATATATTCTAGTATTATACATATGACACATTAATACTCGTTCGATTTCTGTATGTAATCCACGTGCACCTGTTTTTAAACTTAGCGTATTTTCTGCAATTTGTTCTAAAGCATCAGGGGTGAATGTCAACTCAATTCCGTCTAGTTCAAACAAGTACGAATATTGACTGATATAATTGTTTTTAACGTCAGTGAGAATTTTGACTAATTGTTCCTTCGACAATTCATCAATACTCACTGTTGTAGTAAATCTACCGATGAATTCTGGAATCATGCCAAATTTAGTAAGATCATCGGGAGTAACTTCCTTCAACGAACCTTCTAGTTTAACGTCTTTAACAGTAGCACTGAAACCGATACTTCCACCGTCTTTACGTTTTTGCACCAGTTCTTTCAATCCTACAAAAGCACCACCGGCAATAAACAGAATGTTTTTAGTATCAATTTCTAACATATCTGCTCCTGGGTGTTTTCTCCCACCTTGACCAGAAACTCTACAAATAGTTCCCTCAACAAGTTTAAGTAATGCTTGTTGTACTCCCTCACCTGATACATCACGGGTAATACTAGTCGATTCTCCTTTGCGGGCAATTTTGTCAATCTCATCGATGAAAACAATACCGCGTTCTGCAAGGGCCTTATCACCACCTGCAGCATTTAGTAGCATATTAATCATGGATTCTACATCATCACCTACATATCCTGCTTCGGTTAAACTAGTAGCATCAGCAATTACAAATGGTACTTGTAGATATTTTGCCGCAGTTTTCGCCAACAACGTTTTACCGGAACCAGTTGGCCCTAATATTAATACATTGCCCTTTTGCATTTCAAGATTTTTGGGTGGGTTAGTAATTCTCTTATAGTGGTTAGCTATAGCAACACTTAGCACCATTTTGGCATCATCTTGCCCTATGATGTGAGTATCTAAATAACTTTTAATTTTGTCTGGGTAATACTCTGGCAATGTATCTTCTTTTATGGATTGATCATCTTGTATAAGATCCTCACACAATGAAACACAGTCGCTACAAATGGCAACGTTATCACCCACAATTAATTTTTTAACTACATCTTTGCTGTTACCGCAAAAACTGCAATGATTGATTGGTTTTAGTTCTTCGGACATTGTTTTATATTTTTATTATGTTACTTATCACAAAATACATATGCTATTAAATTAGCATCTAGTGCGGCTTACCGACAAATCAATTTGATGCGCCCTAGAAATTTTATCACTTCTGTCTATTTCTATGAACATAGATTCTGAATCTTGGGCGTTACCTTGTATAATAAACCCACGATAATCTATATGCGGCACTGAATATGCAACAGCACATGTATTATATAAAGTTGTTCCTTGATGGTCTAGTACCTTTGCGTGTACATACACATCACCTAAAAACTTAGACTTAATCTGTCGTAGTCTTTGGGTATCATTGAAATTATAATGTACAGTACTACCGAATATACTTCCAGGAGCTTTACTAATGATAGTAAACTTCTCGCCCTGATTACCTTGGTCACTTACATGTTGTAATACTTCATGTAGTGCAAGTAGGAAATTGTAGTTCCATCGAACAGTGTAGGGAATTTGCAAAACTGCGTTACCGGTATTAGTTAGCTTAAAGCAAAAACTTCCTCGGGTTGGATCACCGCAATTAATTTTCGGATTCGTAACAACAAAGGCTTTGCTAGGGTATTCCATCATTATTTGGTCGAAAATCTTATGTGCGCTATCTTTACTTTCGTTGTAGGTTCTGTATTGTTCAAATAACTTGTCTCCGTTTACTGAACTACTATTATTACCAGTACTTAGCAACCGCTGGTGTATTTTACTGGTATGAACTTTGACGTCCATCACTATGATAAACTCACCGGTATGAGTCTGCGATTCAGTTATAATAACGAAGTCTAAAATATAGCCAGCACTATGAGCCCCGATATCTTGGCGAATTAGCTTATTATTTACAACTTTTTTGTCAGAGACAATCAATGTACCTACAGCAAGTTCGATTGCTGTTTGGAAGCCTTCTTCTTTGGCTTGTCTGCTAGTAACACCTTTACCAGTTACCCGAACATATTCATTTGAAGTTGTTGAGTAACTGGGTGTAGAAAAAGATGTTGCAACTATAGCGATGAGTACGGCAACCCACTTCATCGGTTCAGCGTTTTGTAAAGTTGACGAATAGAAGTATCGCTGTTACGTTCCCAACGAATAGTTACAGAAATTTCTTGATTACCTGTACGTTGTTCACTAACTGTTCTAAAGCCTCGCAGAATAGTTTCGGCTTCCGCTTTGATGGTACGGGTGATAGTTCTAGCAGTATCGTTAGAATTTTCACGCAAACCTTTATTGGTTTGTGTTGCTTCTTTGTCAGTCATGTAGCTTTCGCCTTGACCAGAAGTTTCATAAGAGTCTCTGGCCTTTTCAATGTGCTTTGCGACAACATTAGTGACACGTGTACTAGTAATTTTTTCATTTAGAAAGTGTGCTACGTTTGCACCTGCTTCCATTCTAGCTACCTTACGTGCTTCATTGACTTGAACAATCGATGCACCGTTAGTCCATGTCGTGCCAACTGATTCGATAGCTACAATCTCACACTTAGATTTCCAAAACTTATACCAAGCACAGTCGGTCTCGATCTTAACTCCGTCTTCCGTAAAATTAGTAGACAATTTTTGATTTCGGATCGGTTCATCAATATTAGCAACTGGTGCGGACCCGCATGCAGTTAATACAATTGAACAAAAAACAATTGAAAGAGCAGTTTTCATAAAAACCTTAATAGGTAGAGTTGTTGATGTAATGATTGTATGATAAGGTCTATTTTTAGACAATAGTTTTGGGCAGCGTTATTTTTTCATGTAATTTTGGATAGTATCTTGTTCAACATCTGTTAACAATTCAATATCATATTCACCCGAAGAAATCTTATTAATTAAAAATTCTACGTATTTTTCGGTTAAGTAAGAAGAAGTAGTATCTTTTTGGATTTCAATCCATTTTCTTCCGTTGAATTTGAATACTTTATTGGGTATCGAGTCTGTTTTTACAAAAATGTTACCAGATTCTGCTATTAAAGGAAAAGTCGTACCGAATCCGTCGCCTATTTGTTTATCGTAGTTTTGAAATAATTTTGGGTCAATTGAACGGGCAACACTTTCTTTCATTTGCTTACCGTTGTATGTCACATAGCCATCACCTGTGTTAATGATAACAGGCACTTTAGTTTCAATATTAGTTTCAATATAATCTCCGGGTCTTTCTGGACTAGAAGATTCTGCTAGGATTGGCTCTGGATCTGACTTGATTTCTTCAACTTGTTCTTGTACTGGTTGCTTTGTGGGTTTTGATTTTTTGGTTTTCTTATTCTTTTTCTTTGTTGGTATTAAGGAACCAAACATCCATCCTATGGGTGCAGGATCCTTAGATGGAGATGAGTTATCCGGTTCAATTACTGAATCCTTAAGTTGAGTTAACTGTTCAGTTGTTAATGGACCGTCATCTTGTTCATAGCTTTTTATTTCTTCGGCTGTTGGTTTTTCACCTACGTCAGCTATCCAGGGATCGGGCTTATCACTGTCAGATTCTTCTTTGTCCCATTCTTTGCTAGCGTTAGCAGCCAAAACTAGTGCAATAGCCAACGGGTCGAACACTATAACAATAAGAATAATAACCCATCTAACTGCAGCCTCTAGTAAATTGGTGTCAGGATTGTCACCGTATATAAATGCCGCAATGTATTTGATTGGACCCACTTCGGCTTCAACTTTTCTGACTTCTGCACGAATAGGTGCAGCTTGGTCATTCAACGAAGCAATTAGTTTTTGATTGGCTTCAATCTCTTTGTTAATTCTATTTCTATCACGTTGCTGGCTTTTACGAATCGTGTTTGATTTGTCGGCGCCTTGTTCTGTGGTACTACGTGCCATGACTTGATCCACGGCGGCATCCATTTGTTTGAGTTCGTTTCTAAGGCTTTGAATATTTTCTTTTGCAGTACTAATCTTTTGTTCGTATATTTCCAACTTTGATAGAACATCTCCGCTGACTAAACTTTGGTCACTATGAGCCTTGGATAAGAAACCAAAGATACCCATGCTGGTCAAGAAGGCAAGAAGTACCACTGCGGGCACCAGATATAGTTTCAGAGTAATACTTGCACGATGCCAGTACTTTCTCAACCAAACTGTAGTGGTAATTTTACCTATTTCTAGTATAGAACCCATAACAATAATAGGAATAACCGCACCTGCAAAGATTGCGGTTAAACCTATAATACTGTAATAGGCTGCTACTGTACTTAATGATAGTGCTACTAACAGTGTTACGTTAGAGAAACTGATATATTTTTTAAACATCCTAATATTTATCAGATATAACTCTGTTAAGTATGTTCATTGTTTAGTCCAAACAAATGCCCAAAACTATCCGTAAATTGCGTAAGTGTCATAACCAAACGTCTAGGAAGACTGTTACCTTGAAAAATTTCATAAGTGATAAAGGGTTGTACCTCACCGTCAACTTCTTTATCTCTTATTTGTATGATTTTAATAGCGTTACCGTCTTCAAAATGGTATGACTTGCCAACTAAATTTTGCATTATTCTTCATCCACATCATCAAACATCGCATTAATTTCTTCTATGCGCTTTTTACTTTCTTCTTCTTTGGCAAGGCCCTCGGGCGTTAGTTCAACGTCACTATCGCACATAGGGCAAATTTTCTTAGCTTCATCGAGGCTATTGCCATTACTGTCTTCCCAGACCCACTCTGCATCGTAACTCTGACCCTTCCACCTACATTTGGTACACTTATGTGTAGGCTCTGGTGGAGGAGGCTCACTGTGCCAACTAGATTCATCGCCTAACTCATAAGTGATATCGTATCCGCCTTTTCGGTCAGTCCAGCAATCATCGTATTGGAAACCCCATTCGATTTCTACATCGTTGTCCCAAGCATCATTGATAACATCATTTACATCAACTTCGCCTTCTTCGATTTGTTTCAAAAGAGTTTTTAGTTCTTTTTTCTTCATGTCGGGATAAATTTCACCCAACAAATCTAAATCCATTTCGATAGCATATTGTCTATCATGTGAATGCCATTCATGTTTTACAATCGTTACCATAATAGTTCCTTACTTAATGTTTACAAACGGAGTAGAGTTACCAAGCATAGTGTTTGGAAGTTTACCGTCCCACTTTTCAATTGCTTGCAGTTGAACATACGCTTGACCCCCATTACTTTGAATAGCCTGCGCTTGAATCGCAATAGCTTTAGCTTCACCTTCAGCTTGTGCAATACGACTTGCGGCCTCAACTTTAATACGTTCTAAGTCTTGCTCAGCCTTCAGCTTAGCCTGAGTAGCAGTAACTTTCGCTTCAATAGCCTTCTGATATTCAACACTGAAACCAAAGTTTACCAAACTGACGTTACTGATATCAATGTCGAAGGGTGCGACTTTGTTAGCAATTTGTGTAGTAATTGCTTGTCGAACCTCGTCACGTTTAGTAATCAATTCTTCGCTGGTATACTTTGCAGTCACTGCCTTGAATGATTCATTCAGTGCAGGGCCAAGAACCTTGTCATCCACATTCAAGCCGAATTCTTTGTAGATGTGAGGGACCTTGTTACCACTAAGACGGAAGTTAACTACAATATCAGTGTGAACTTGTTGCAAGTCTTTGGTACCTGCACTTGCGTTTTTCAATTCAGCACGTTGTAGTCGAACATCAACGTTACGGACACTTGAGATAGGGTTCACAAGTTGAGCACCTTCTTGTAGTGCCTCAGGATTAATTTTACCTAGCGTAACTTGCACGCCTACATGACCACCTGGCACAACAGTGAAGGATTCGAACAATAGCACAACAATAAACAACAGTGCGCCACCGAGAATACCCAATTTACTTTTCTCAAAGAGAACATAAACGCCCACTGCAATGACGATAGCAAGCAGAGCGGCAACGATTAACATAAACATAACTTATCCTTAAAGGGTTGATTTGATTTTAGAAATGACCTCAAGTGCTTCCTTGAAGTCGCTATATTGTAGCATGTCCTCAATAGTTTTGTCTAGAGGACTTACCCAATTTGTGTATGACTGCCGCCAGGAAATAGTGTAGTTCATTTGGTTGGATTCCTTAAACTCTTTTCAAACCATTCAGTCAAGTTAGAATTCATCGTGACCGTATTGTCCTCATAGAATTCCCGTTCACATGCTATCCTAATCATCTTGTAAAGATCAATGATGTTCTGACGATGTGCAGAACTCTGACGAACCTCACGCTGGATGATTCGATTCATAAACCATTCTTCAAACTTGTTCATTCTTCAACTCCGAAATGTTCTAGTTTCTCATTTAAGAGATTCCAACTGACGCTACCAACTACAAACATATCACGACATTCCTGAACAATCAACTCGGCGAATTTTTCAGCGTTGTCAATATTCATCCATTTGCCACTGGTATCTGTACCAGCTTGATTCATAAGTTCTTTGATTCGTTCTTTCATTTTTTCAGAATCTCCATCATTTGTTGTTTGTGATTATCAATGTAATTCTGTGCGACTTTCAACATGAATTCAGCATGTTCCAAACTAATAGGAATGACCACCTTTTCACCTTCTTCAATTTCTTTTAGAAGGAGTAGTTTTTCAGTATCAGTATATGGAATCATGTGCCCTCCCAATGTTTACGCCAAGTTCCAGTATAGTACATTACTTCTCCGCATTGAGTACAACGATATCTTCCAATATCAATGTCCTCAGTCGTTTGTACTGTGGTATACTCCCAGTGACCCGGTTCAGTATAACCCCAGTCATTCTCAAATTCATCATGCCAGATACTGACACTTCGTTGATGGTTACATTTATTTGTCATCACGGAATCGAACAAAGCGAGGGAATCTGAGGCTGTAACTACCATCTTGGTTCTGTGTAATCACATCACACAACACCTCAGCAGTGCGACCAACAATCAGGTTGCTGTTAGCCCAGTAACTGTCACGATCCTCGTCACTATAACCACTACCAACATTTACTTGAATGAATTTACCGTCATCGGTACCTTCACACACAAGAGCACCAAGACGACCTTGATTGCGACCAGTACCTTCTTCAAGACCTACAACAGTCAAGTCAACAGTAATAGTAGGCTTCCATTTCATCCAAAACGTATTACGCTTGCACTCATAAGGAGCGCCAGTATCCTTAATCATAATGCCCTCGAACCCTGCGTTCACTTGATCTTTGGCATATCGATTTAGTTGGTCACGGCCTGCGGCAGTGTCGAGGTCAACCATGATGTGGGGCAACAGTTCAACGTTGGGCATAGTGTCAATTACACTACGCATATCTTCTAGGATTTTGATACGTTTATCAAGTTGTGCATTCCAGTATCCTCGACGGAAGTCAGCTAGTGGGATAATGTCAAAGATATTGAACACACTATCCTCAGCTTGTACGTTTTCTTTGCGGCGTGCTTGTCGCATAAGTTCTTGGAAAGTATTACCGATCACTTCTCCGTCGAGGACAAACCCCATACTAAGATTACTGGTTGCGGCTTTGCGAACCAACTTAACAAAGTTGTCTTGGATTTGTTTTTCAATGTGGGTAAAGTTCTCAAATACTTTACCATTACGGCTGTAGCATGTAGTAATGACCTCACCGTCATCACTGTGAATAACCATCAACAATACACGTACACCATCCAACTTGGGTTCAAGTCGTTTAATGCCCTTCATTTCGGGACGACCTTCGCTATTAGTCGCAAGTTGACAACCAAAGATTGGAATCTCGTATTCAGTTTTCTTACAGATTTTGTTGATAGTTTTGTCAGAAATGCCCGCACGAAGGTCTCGGCGAATGACAGGAGCACAGAATTTATTCCATTCTTCGCTGTCAAAACGCTCGGAAATATTATCAATGGCAGTCAATGCGGCATTACCAGTAAGTTCTCGCTTACTGAGTTTAATCAACAAGTCATTATATTCATGCCAAGGATTTTCTGCACCGGTGATACCAATTGTGTCTGGTACTTTTCGTACACCGAATGTAATAAAGGGATTATAACAGGCTTTGACTAAACCCAGAAAGATTTGAGCATTGGTTGAACCAAGCACACATGCCTCAAGTGCTTGTTTGAGTACGTCCTCTTTATGAAGACGGCTATCGGACTCGTTAAGTTTATTAATCCAGCTTGCGGACATGTATATTCCTTAGAAGGGCCATGCACTATTCTTGTCAATAGGTGGCCGGGGTTTCAGTTCAACTCGTTCTTCTGAAACAATATTATAATCTACAATGGTTAATTTGTCAACCACAAAGGGACCGTAAATTGTAATACTTTCGTAGTCAACTTGCCAGTCATGGTCTCCGTCATAAAGCCAGGCAGCATTACTCATACCATCCTGGTCACCTTCACAATAGCATCGTTCGATTTCTTCCCTTTCTGATTCAGTAAGGTCGTCATCATAATCAAAGTCAATGCTGATACCATCGTCAAGTTCACATCCTAAACCAATGTTAGGATCTACACTAACGGTTTTATCTTCTAGGTACGGAATATCATCTTCGCCTTCAACAAATCCTTGACCCCAGCGATAAAGTTCAGTGACTTGCCAACCAACAGTAGACCCGTCTTCTTTTTCTTTGTAAACATCATAAAATACCTCAATAGATTTTTTATCTACTGGCTTGATGCGATATAAAATTTCAGTTGTCGCCAATTTGCTTCTCCTCATTTAGGATATTGAATAGTTCAAGACCTGCAACTGTCTCCATAGTCTCGTCAAGTTTTGAAATAATTTCTTCTAGATTGTCTTTAGTTTTCTGTAGTGTATCCTTACGAATACTACGAACGAATTGGCTGGTAGCAACCATCTTTTTGAGGTTACATTCTGTGCCCACTGTAGACATTTGTTCTTTGTTGAAACCTGATTCATATGAACTACGATACCCGTTTAGGAAAGCAAGTTCTTCCATTGTAACTTCGCACAATACGCGGCTACTATCTACTTTAGCGATAATTTTCATGTTTGAACCTCCGGTACTTTTGCGCCCTTTAACATTCTAACAAGTTGACGGTTGCGTTCATCTTGCTCTTTACGCTCACGCTTTTTATTATCGGACACTTTGAGATATTCATCATAGTTTCGTGCCCACTCAATGCCTGCTAGAAATGATTCTAGTTCATCAATCGTACCATAAAAGAATTCAGCATCACGGGCATAGATGGGAAATGCATCTTTATCCTTAGGCTTGATCCCAACCATGTCAACATCACGATTGCCGAACTTGGGGTAGCAAAGCATAAAGCCGAGTTTGTCTGCTCGTTCTCTAATGCGTTCGCACTTCAAAATCATGTGATACCCGCTCATAACCACCTCAAACTAAACCATTCGAAATTTTTTCTGATACTAAAACCTATAGCCATTGGGGTACTAGATTCATGTAAAAATTTTACATCATTTTTATTCATCCAATTCATTACTTCTGTAAACTCTTCCCAAGTCTTAACAAAGTAATAATTGTTGGGGTAACCCCTTTGTTGAAAAACTTTCATTACCAACTTGAGTTATAGAATACTTTACGACCAAGGAACAGTTCTGCCTTAGCATCAATACAGAATTGGAGGTCTTGTTTTCTGTAATAATCATCGCTAGGATCACCGAAAAAGAATCCCTTAGTACCTAGTTTAGCGACACTACCAGCTTTGATATCTTTCTCAAGTTTATCAACATCGTCCCAAGTCAATTCAAGTTCAACACCATTGAAATCATCCAGTGGTTGTTTATTCTGAATAAATTGGTCTCGATTGTCGGTGGGATAACCATTCTTACGCAACCAAAGTTTCTCCATCCAACCCTGCAGATTAGGATGCTTGCGCCAATAAGCAATTTCTTGCGGCTTGGTAATGTTGGGATTTTCAAACTCATTAGTTTCTTTATTAAATTCAGCACCGTCATACCATTCGGCGCGATGCCCTTGCTTATTTGCAATGTATGCGTATTGATCCAATCCCATAATTAACTCACTTGATGGTTTCTGTTGCAATATCTTTAGTCTTTTCAATGCCTTTGTCAAGCATACGTGCGATGCCTGTAAAGCCTACAGTAGACACGACAATTCCAAAAATAGTTCCAAGAATAAAGTTTCTCATTAAATTACCTTTACACGGTTGAGTTGAGTTGATTTGTCACGGGTACCCTTGACAGTTCCTTGTATTGTAACACGATCTCCAATATTCATTTGCTTTTTGTATGCGAAAAACAACACTTGGTCAGCGTCAGTTATCCCAGTTATGTACCAGGTATTCCATTTCTGTGACCAAAGTTGCTTAACCACTTCAAATTCAATTACTACTTTGTCACCTACCGTGCCCAAATAGCCACCGGTTGCAAAATTTATGCGGCGATCCACATCGTCACGCTTTATAGCCTTTTCGTAGGTAGCAGGTAGACTGATAATCACAGCAATATCATAATTGGTGGTTATAATATCACGCTCGGCAATCAGCATTGCCGTGTTATTGAATTCATTTAACTGCTTGCCTTGTAGAACTTTGAATGTAAGACCCTTAAAGTACTGACGAACCAGAACTGCCTTGTCACGGCTTTCCTGTGTGATTTGTGTAGGGTCAACAAGCAAACGCATAACGATTTGCTTGTTAGTTTCGGAGCCAATTACACCAGGCTCAAGGGCTTTAATGTAAGCACCATTGATAGATTGTGCTTGGACAGCCGCGGCCCAAATATCATCCGCATTGTAATTTATCGGGACTGCAGGTATCCTCTTAATCGGCTTATTATGTTTAACTTGTAAACTGACAAAATTAGACATAATTGACCTCAGATAAAATCGTAGACAGTTTCATTACCGGACTTACAGAAGGTGATTGCAGGAGTAACACCATTGTAGATTGCACTAAAAACTTCAACTGCGGTTTTGCTGTCGCCGGTGTTGAGAAACAATGTACCATTGAAAAAGTATGCGTCGGTGTTAGTGACAGACTTAACAACTTCCAGAACTTTTGCTTCGTCAATCATTACATGATCCTTTAATCAATCGATACATGTATTGTATGCCCAAACTAATTTATTGTCAACCTAGAAAAGTGAACTTTTTAACAAACAAGAGTATTACCTTTATGAAACTTACAAACCCGCATCTATATGAATTTTATAATAATGAGCATACAATCTCTGTTTGCAGTAAAAAGAGTAGTACACATGAACCATCTATAAAAATTTATGAACACACACACTGAAAATTTCAACGAAGATCAGTATCCTATACGTGATGCTGGAAGTTTAGTTTGGTATCATCTGTACAACAGTACAGGTAGTACTAGTACAGCCTTTACAACAAATGACGGAAGTACATCCTATACTATCGAAGGCAATCTAAAAAGGGGTAACACAGTAAGTAAGTCTATAAACATTAAGAAGGATGTTCAAATGACTATAGATGATAGACCAACTCACTTGTATTTCGATAGAGATCCGTGTAAATTGAAAATTACTCCAGAAATTCAAAAACATTTAGATGCACAACCTAGAAAAATTGTTATTTGTAAAAAATGGAGTGACTTACCCTCACTACTAGACAATAGTGTTTATTCTATATGTTTCGCCGAATCTGAATTGAAATATAGTTCGGCTGTAGAAATCGTTAACATGGTTAACACTATGTCTAAATTAGTCAATCTCATGCACACAGTCACTGTGACAATGGCTATTACTAAAGATACTCGATATGAAACCATAAAGTTGCTACAAAAAAGTAATATTTTCGGTATCATACCAGTTCATACTGATTTTGGTTTAGACGAGGCTACAAAAGGCTGTGCAGCACAATGGGCAAATATACCATATTGGCCTAAACAGATTCTTGATAAGTTATCTGGTTCAAAAAGAACCACTGATATTGCTAAGCCTGGACAAATTAAGTTAACTCAAAGACAACAACAAATTCTAGACCTGATAAGAGAAAGAGGAGCTAGTAACAAAGTCATCGCCAAGACATTGAATATTAGCGAAAGTACAGTTAAACTTCACGTTGGAATCGTACTTAAAAAATTTAATGTAAAGAACAGAACACAATTGGCACTGTTTAGTAAAAAATAAAAGTCTCCTGCCTATCTCATTAGCACACTTCGGTGTGCTATTTTTTTGATTGTGTTATGAAGTATAGGCTATCATAGAGTACATAAAAGTGTTACGTAAAGTCATTTAAGTAATATTAGAGAATCTTACTCAGTGAGTGGTTCACTATTGTAACAGTTCTCTATTACAAGGAAAAATAAAATGGCAGACGTAGATACAAATTACTTAGCAGGTCAACATGCAGATATTCGCCGTGAGGCAGCAGAGCACCGCGCAACAATTCAGTTGGAAAACATGAAAGGTTTTGACCGTGTTAATGCAGATGTTCTAAGAGGAACTAACGAAATCGTTAAGGAAGGTTTAAAAGAATCTTTCAACATTCGTGGTGATGTCAAAGACGCTCGATACGATATCGGTGAGCGTGTTGGCAATCAAGGCGATCGTGTAACAGACAGACTGGTTGAGCATGACGCAAAAGTTGCTGCTCGTTTCTTCGACATTGGTCGTGATACACAGGACATCCGTGCTCAAATCATTTCAGCACAACAGGCAATGGTTACTGGATTCTTAGGTGTAACTAAGGATACAGAAATTCAAGCTCTCAAGAATCAAGCAGAACTAGCCAAGCAGACAACATACTTGTCTGACAAGATTAGTCACGAGAACGAAAAGACTCGTGACCTAATCAATGATCTCAAGTATCACGATCTAAACCGTGGCTTAGTTGAGCGTAATACAGAGTTGGTCAATAGTGAACAAGATCGCCGTCACTATCGTGATCGTTGGGACGATGCTCGTTTCAACCAGATTCAAGCAGGTTTCCAAGGTCAGTGGGCACAACTACAATCTCAGATTCAGGCTTTCCAGAGTCAACTACAAGAAACTCGTCAAGGAATGGTTAACTTCGGCACAATGGCTGGCGTTGGTCAATCCTCTACAAGCAACAACGTAAGATAATCTAATCTTATTGTTTAGTAGTGTAATAGGCGGACCCACAAAGGTTCGCCTATTTTTCAATAAGGATTATATTATGAATAGCTTAGAGCGTAGATTAGTAGAACTTAATCAAGCATTGCTTAAATTAAACTCAGGTGAACCAATAGATCCTAAAATATTTGAGCAAGCAAGACAAGTATTAGCTGGCGGATCTCCTATTAACACGGGGCCCGGCAATGATACTGTTATTATAAATCAAGGAGTTAATAATGAGCCATGTGACTGTCCACCAGGTCCACCAGGACCTCCAGGCCCTCAAGGACCGCCTGGACCGTCTGGAGAACCGGGCCCTCAAGGAGAACCAGGCCCTGCAGGACCTCCTGGTCCGCCTGGAGAGTGTACTTGTGAATGCCAAAGAATTCTGGTATCACAAGACTACACTGCTACGGTGGATGATTATTATATTGGTGTTAATAGTACTGGACCGGTTACTATCACACTTCCCTCAGATTGCGACTCTAGTTGCGAAATTGTTGTGAAGGCAGAGATGGGTCCACCATTGGGCACTCGCAAAATCACAATTGTGCCGGCCGAAGACTGGCAAACAATTGATGGTGCTAGCGAATACGTAATTGAGGTACCATATCAATCAGTGAATCTTATTTGTAACGGGGACAACTGGTGGATAATATGAGCATAGCACGAAATCCAACTAATCTTGAATTATTGCAATTAGCAAAAGAGTTAGCTTACTCTGATTATAATAATCGCAGAGCTAATATTCATAATCAATGGTTAGCAGATAACGAAACTATGCTAAGAACTCGCAGAGTAAGTGTTCCTTACCCGGCAATACCACCGTATCCAGATGAAGAAGAAATCATACAACGAGCCAAAAGGCTTATCGATTTTCTAAACCAACCTAGACCTGATTTAGAAAAACAGAAACTTCACGAAGAAGTGAAAGAACTCATTCAGGATGTAAGTCAAGAAATCGGCAAAGTAATTGTTGTAGAAGAACAGCCCACCCCTACACAAACAACTATAAGTGAACCAGTTAATCAGGATGAACTAAATCCGTCCCCTGAACTCACTACTGAAACTACTGAAAAAACATCGGTGATTGAGAAAATAAAAAATGTATGGCGTTAATTTATAAAGGAGAATAAAATGACACGCAAACCAAGAATGCCTAGAAGACCACAAGGCCCGCAAAACAAACCTAACAAACCAGGACATTACTATCCATATCATCATTATTGGTACTATGATGATTGGTACTATGATGATTGGTATTACCATGATTGGTACTGGGATTACGATGACTGGTACTACGATGATTATTATTATGATTGGGATTGGGATTACATGGCAAAACCACAAATGCCCCAAACTTCTCAATCTCCGGATTCAACAAAGCAAATGATGAAGCAGGCGTATAAGAAAGGATTCGCTGACGGAGTTAGATCAGTTAAAGAAAAGAACTGGCCAAAACCCGAGCCAACACCTGAGCCAATGCCACCTGGACCAGCTCCGACGCCACCGATAACGGAGTAATTAAATGAGTTACCTATCTAATCCAACAAGTAAAACAGAATACGGTGTTGTAACGGTAGGTGACTTCATCAACGTACTTGATGGAGTCATCTCTTTAGAACAGGATCTATCACCAAATGCTAATGTTACATTTAATAGTGGGAGCTTTGACGATTTATATGCTAATGGAAATCTTGTGGTCACTGAAGTCACGCCCACTTCAGGAAACGGCATTCAAATTAGCAATCTTCAGTCTAGTGGTTATTACGCTAGTTTTACTGTAACTAATACAGGTGTTCTAAGCCTAACTGCAGGCCCGGGCATTTTAATTAGTTCAAGTACCGGTGACATTGTAATTAGTGCCACAGGCGCGGACTTGATTCAAGTATATGGCACTACAACTAGCTACACAGCAACACTTGAGGATGAATACATTGGTGTATATAGTGCAAGCGCAGTTACTATTACACTACCTCAAGGTGTAGATGGTCGTGTGTACTACATCAAAGATGAATATGGACAGGGTTCTGGTAAAATTACAATTCACCCTTATACTAATGAATTAATTGACGGTAAACCTAGTTATGTTATAAGCGTTCCTAATCAGTGCGCTAGTATGGTTTTTAGGGCAGGCTCATGGCGATTAATATAAAATTAGGTTTTTTCACGTTAAAACCCAGTTCACCTGACAAACGTGATTACAAATATTCTCCTAAAAATACTGAGTTAAGAAACAGTGTCGATTTGCGTGAATGGGATAGTGTGGTTGAAAATCAACTTGACTTGGGAAGTTGTGTAGGTAATGCAATTACAAATTGTTATGAACTAGAAACTAACCGCCTATACCCAGACACCTTTAAACAACTTAGCAGACTGTTTGTTTATTATAACGGCAGACTGTTGGAGGGGACAACAGAATATGACGAAGGAGTTGAAATTCGCAGCGCAATCAAAGGTGTTGCACATTTCGGTATTTGTACAGAAGAATTATGGCCATACAGTATTGGCATGTTCAACGTGAAGCCAACACCTGAATGCTATCGTGATGCTAGTTATAGAGTCGTCCCTAAGTATGAGAGACTATATACACTATCAGATATGCTAGATGCTGTCAATGCTAATTATCCAGTTGTCGCAGGTATGTATCTTTATGAGAGTTTCTTGTACCTTGACAAGGATGATTATATTGTTAAAAATCCATCATATAATGAAAAAACCATCGGCAGTCATGCGATGGCTATTGTGGGATATGATTTAGATATGAAGCATGTCATTGCAAAGAACAGCTTCGGTACAGAATGGGGGTTAAATGGATATTGTCATATACCATTTGATTATATCCAGACACAATGCTTTGAGCAATGGATCTTTGATATAGCAACCCCCACTATGATTACTTCTTAATTTGTGTAGCTTGATTTACAAAAGCATACATCTTTTCAGCAGTTTCTAGGATTTTATCAAGTCCTGGAAACTCCGGCATGTTAACTTTGTTAACAATCTGTCCAGTTTTTTCGTCACGTTCTGCGGTCATTTCCCAACCTTGGAACTTAACGTGAAAATCTTGACCCACGAGGTCTTTTGCCATTGCCAAGATTTCAGTGCGAATCTCGTAACCATTTTTATTAAATTTAACTTCGGGTAGTTTTGGTGTGTTGAATTCAGACATTGTTGTCTCCTTTTGTGTGTTAGTGTGCAACTATAACAAACCTATTTTGTTATAGCAAGGGTTTTGGCATAATTGCGTTCGACCACAATTCTTTGTAACGCTTACGCAACTTTGCAAACTCAACCATGATTTCATTATGTTCTTTCCATAGCTGAGCATTAGCTTCAAAAACAGTAGCCTCAGGTACAGATAGTGCAGCAGTACGTTCACCATCACCTCTAGATTTTGTTTTTAACTCATGCTTGACTGCCAAGTGCTGAATCACTTTGTTATCTTCAATACAGTGCATATAGACTTCTGGAATGTGATGGAACTTAGCCCATGTCAACATTTCAGAAATTAATTGATCTCCTATGCCTTGTCGTTGATATTCGTGATCAACACTAACAGCAAGTTCCCAAGAACCATCATCGTTCTTAGCCATATGACCCCATCCAACACGCTTGTCATCAACCTTTGCATACCATAACTCATGGTCTTTGTGGTTGTAACACATATTCAAAATTAACTGGTCGATATTGTAGTCACTGATTCTATAACCGAAGCGTGAATATCTATCTTCTTCGGTGAGATTCTTTAAATGCCTACTGTATTCAGGAATTTTGTATATGGTCGTGTGTTGGATATATACGGTCATAATATGTTTTTGTATTTCTTAGCTTTATAGGCTTTAGCTTCTTGTATAGCCTCTAAAATAGAAATCAAAATTTTCTTTAACATTTTCATAGAAAAGTCCTTTGTTCTCTTTCCTGGTACTCTCTAGTTAAACGTTCAACGTCAGCGGCATCTTTAGGATGATTATTGACGATGTAGTTTTCTAGGCGAGAACCATAGTTATCACCTTTAGCTATTGCAGGTGCAACAGCGCCCACAACGGCTAAAACAACAAATGCTAAGATGACGCCTAACATGATTATTTGACTTTCTTGCTCTTAGCGCAAGCGGCTGTGGGGAAATACTCAGAAACTTTGTCAACGAATTTGACATACGGTGTACGATCCATAAGAATCTCACTGGTCTTTGTCATTGCGTCAGAACCAGCTGTGATGGCAGCTTTTGTATACTCAGTTTGAGCATCAACAAAACCATTTAGAACTTTTTGGAATCCGTCGTGTTGAACGAAAGTGTTTACGAATTGCTTTTTAGCAGATTGAATGCCGTCGACGGCTTGGAATGCGAATTGATTAAACATAATTTTCTCCTGTGTAAGTGTGTTTAATTGAGTTTTTATAGGCAGAACTCTAACTGCATATTAGTATTTACACTAATATGATAGCGTAAAATATATTATTTCTTAGCTTCTTCAGACTTTTTATCCTTCTTTTCTTTGGCTTCTTTGTCCTTATCAGCTTTCTTTTTAGCCAATTTCATTTCTGTTTTTGGCTTTTCTGCAGGTTCTGTAGCAAATGCAGGTGCAAGCAACCCCATAGATAATAAAGTTGTGATTAAAAATTTCATAATGTTCTCCTTTAAGTATTTAGCCCCCACGACCAGTTTTTCTCATTACAGATGATCCAAATCCTTTGGTGGGTTTGGGTGCTTTTGCTTTTTGAACTTGTGCAGCCTTTTCAGGAGCAACTTTTAGATTACGTTCTTTAGCTTCACGTGCCATATTAATAAATGGATTAGGGCTTTTCTTTTCTGTCATTTCTTTACCTTTATTGATTCTAAATATGATTCTAAATCCCCGTATAGAGTTAGCATCATTGCTATCCTGCTATCGTAGAGTCTAATGTAGGGGATATTTCCTGTCTCACTCTTACTTACATCAATATAATAGGGGCATTTAATTTTTTTGCTTAAATCTATTACAAATCCGTAAAAATTTTTACCTATTTTCTTTATCTCGTGGTCTGAATATTCTATACCTGCATTTCTGAATTCGTGATCACCCATAGGTTTGAGGCGAAGACCAACGTCCCGCCTCGGGTTTTGCCACCATTTTTTCATTGCGTTGTCAAAGGTCCAATAACTATCTTCAAGCTGGTCTAATACAGTTTGGGTTATTTGCTCTTTGTAAGTTAGCTTAGTCATCCGGATAGACTTTGGTGCCGTTATTCATAAACACAACACTAAACTTATCAGTTTTAAATTGCTTGTTTAATTTACGGCACAAATTTCTAGCATGTCCGGGATTGCTAAAACTAGTCTTTTTATATTTGGGTACAGCTTCGCTATCCAAGTAATGCTGACTCTTTAGGTTAATAGGTTGCCCGTCATAAAACACCGCCCAGATACCTGCCGCTTCGACAATCTGGTCGCATTTATATGTTGACTTGTCTACTATTTCTAGTAAAACTTTGGGTTGTGTTCTGCTCATGTACTCACCATTTTCCGCCCTTCACTACAACATCAATCACTTCATTTTTGTTATTTTCAACTTTATCTAGTAACAACTTCATGATTTCATCACGTAGTTCTTTGGCGTCATTGATCGGGATTAATACGTCCCTAACTTGCCTAGCTTCAGCCATGGCAATTTTATCAATAAATTTTTTAATACTACTCATTTTATATTTATGCTACTTTTAGCCTCTTCTTCCGTCATAAAAGGACCAAGATAGTCGTAACGCTGTACAAATATGTACTTTGGGCAAAAAATAGTCTCAAATTCTTCACATTGCTTTAGTGCGAACCACCCTGCGGCATAATAGCATTTGCTTTTAGGAGTCTTTGTAAAGATATGTAATTTACGCTTTACGTCATAAAAACTATTGTAGATTTTACCTGCAGGCGTCGGAAAAACCGCAAACACCGGTTTCTCTACTTTTGCGGGTTTAATTGTTTTTAAGAATTCAATTTGGGTATGTTTTTCGATTTCTTTTGTAGAATCGTATAACTGAATCTTGTTATCTAATTTAACTGCAAATTCAGTACCTTCAGCGATAACGTTACCTACTTTTCTCTCACCGTCAGTGACTACCCAATATTGATTTTTAATTATAGGTTTAGCTTTTAAGTTCATGGTTCTCCTTTGTTAACTCGCATACAAGCATAAAATGTTCATATGCATTTTTAACTGCTGGGTTAGCCAACAGCTTGTTTGCCTCTTCCATCATGGCTTTAATGCCTTCTTCTGCGGCTTCACGATAACTGCAATATTCTAATGCATATCGTTCATCGCCCATTACGTCGGAAAGGTGTTGCCATGCTTTGTGTTGTTCGGGTGTAAGTTTTCTATCACTACGAGGACGCATAGCACTGATATCCATAATGCGTTTACTGATAGCATCTTCTGCAACTCGACCGGCAGCAATCATGGCAGCATAGTTCGGGTCAATGTTATATCGAGTAGACTTACCACCGGGATAACTCATAATGATATGAGTACCCTTAGGCAAGGCGTCCAGTAAGTCACTGTCATACTCACTTACTGGTACATACCTACGGCCAATCTTTTCGTAAAAAATCTTTTTCATTTGATTAATTGAAATTTTTTAAGATACTCTTTTGCTTCTGTGGTGTCAATATCTTGTTCAAAATCTTGAACTGGAAATTCTTCATCTAATACTTTGGCAACATTAGACAAGTCATTAAGCAATTCTCTATTATACATTTTTACAATTTCAACTGCGTACATTCTGTCTTCATCATCTAGTGATTCCCACCAGTCAAACAATTCTGATGGAGTTTTTGACAAAATAAATTTAATATTTTCATAATCACGTGGTTCCATAATCAATCCTTCAATGTTTCCCAAACATATTCTTCTTCACGAATATATGCCACGGGCGTAATCCAACCTCTTGATATAGCATTAGATATTTCAAAAATTATAGATGCAGGACAATCATTACCAAATTCAATAGCTGCCCTGTGCGCTATTTTTACTCCGTCTGTCATAGTAAATTTTTTGTCGCCTGGCTCAAGGCGCTTGAAAGTAACCTTAGACGTAGTAATATTCATTTCTTTAGCTCATCCAATACAATACGTTTTGCTCGTGCATCCAATTCAATTTCTTGCTGTCTAAGCATCAATGGGGCAAACGTTTCAATAAACTCCATAATAGCTTCTTTACCTCCGTCATTGAAATGATTGTACTCACCTTTTTTGCCCACGCTAGATTGGTAATATGAATCTCTGTCATTCAGCACAGCTAACACAGCCGCATATAATTGCTTTTCCAAGACTTTACTCATGTACCTTACCTTCGTACGGAGAATTAAGCCACTTAGCATAAGACTCAGCATTTTGAGAAATTTTTTCAAGTTCATACTTACCACAGAATTTCATAAAGTGAACACCAACCTGAGGAGTAGTTTTTACTCTAACAGATTCACGAATACGCTGATCAACCTTTTGTTTAATATCATCGGGTTGGGCGGTGAGGTCAATTAGCATTTTGTTACGTTCATAACAATCACGCACCCGATGTTCGATGCCATTATGATCCACCCAACGTTGCAACATGAAAGTGTTCCAATTAAAGCCTTGCTTATCACGGTCTTCAAATGCTTCCATGATACCGACTTTGTTCTTAGAACCTTTCTCACGTACACCAGGGTATGCAGTGAACACATTGTCACCTGCATCACCTCGAACAATTTTCTTGAACAACAGATATTCGGGACTACCTTCAAGTAGCTTAGGTTTCTTTTCCTTGTCTAGCACAGGCTTGCCGCTGTCCTTGAAATACCCGTTGAGTGTAATGAGTTCATTCGTGACACCATTGTATTGGAGCACGTTTGGAGCAATAAGCTGAACATAATCGGAATCAGTGCTAATAATGTAATGCGTGTCATTTGGATGAAGATGAATGAATCGAGCAATTAGGTCGTCTGCCTCAGCATTTTCATGCCTAAGGACACTTACGTTTGTCTTTTCTTTGAGATAGGTTGTGAAGGCATCGTATGTCTGCCAGAACATTTCGTTTTCTTCTTTTTCTGCTTCGGTGACTGACATTGCATCAACCACACGATTCTTTTTGTAAGGCTCGTAAACATCCTTACGCCAGCTTCTGCCTTCCAGACAAAAGACAACGTGGTCAATTTTATGATTACGAACTACTTGATTCACTGACGCAAGTGTCAGGTGTAGTGCCATACCTATCTTAGCCCAAGTGTCAGTATTGCGACTAGCAATATGACGGGCGCGGAAGAAAGTGTTTGCAGTGTCTATGAGTGCGTAATTCATCGGGGATAGTATGTAGTTGAATAATATACGTAAATTATACGACTATTTTGCGTTTTTTGTCAACACTTTTGATATCCAAATACATTTCTGGATTAGAAATCAACTCTTTGACTGTAATCTTACGATGGTGATCCAAATTACTAAATGGAAGATAATCGTCCTTAATTGGATATACTTTAAACCCTTCTTGCCTAATGGTGTCATTTATCAACTTAATCATTTGAGATTGAGTCATTTTAGCTTTTGGACTGATCCATTCAACAGGTTCCCCGTAAATTTTATGTGTGTTACTTGCGACCCGCTGTTTGATGATTGATTCTAGTGCCTTAATTTGTGTTGTCGTGCCGAAGTATAAATTAGAAAATTCTTGTTCGGTCCCAGAATGGTCACTGTATTGCTTTGATCTTTTTTTGGGATTGATAGTTATCCCATACCCCAAAAGTTGTACGAACTCATCACTGTACTTAATGTAATGAGCTGTCTCAATCACATAGAAGAAGCACCCGGTCATGGGTTTACTTTCATGGCTTTCTTAACAGGTGCTGACAAGTATTTGGTCAAGTCACCTGCTTTACTGTTATCATACAGATCAACAATATCAGGCAACTGTTGGGAGCCGCCGAGTTGACGGTACATTTTCATCAATAACACAAAGGACGCTTGCGCTTCAACTTTCTTTTCAGCCTCGTCAACGGACACATCCCAAGTCTTGGCATACCAGCGTTTGAAAGTGTTAGCACTTTCACTACTTAGATTTTCAGGTGTGCTGAACAGAGTTTGGATGATTGCGTGAAACGAATCCAAAAATTCAGACTGAAACTTTTTAGAGTAAACATCTACTTTCATTTTGACTTTGAAATAGTCATACATAAAACCATACAAGTCAATCTCCATACCGTGAAGTTTGATGTTAGGCCAATACTTAGCATGAGTTTTCAAAATAAACTCCCAGTGCTGTGGTTTTTCTTTATACTTACGCATTGCACTGATGTGAGTGATAGATTTTGGATGACCCGCATTATCGTCATCGTCCTCAGAAATAGGTTCGAAACCATTATCTTCACAAATTTGTTGCAGAGTAGCAGATTGCTTATTCTCTGTTTCCATATTACCGTCAACACGGTAAGACAGAACTTCAATCTTGTGGTGATCGTATGGACCGATTGGTTTAGAGAATTTTCCATTAAGAACACGGAATGCTTGACGAGCCATTGAACGATCATCAGTTTCAATGTACAAGAAGGGAACTTCTAAATCTTTCCAATCACCGGTGTAATCTTCCCAAAGTCCATGGAATGCATAGGCAGCTTCAAGTACAACAGTGTGTTGTGCATTAGTTGAGTGAAAGCGCCATTTGCCAACTTCTTTGGTTCCTTGAATTGCGGACATGAACGGGACACGGAAGTTTTCGATGTTAGCAATCTTTACTATATGGTCAGGATCCATATCACGTTGGATATCGTCATCAATAAAAATATCCTTGAGTTTAACCATTGCGAATTTGATTCGCATACCGCGCTTAAATTTTAAGCCCTTCTTTTGCAAGAGAGCCAAATGTTTATGCCACTTTACGTTAACTGGATCGAACAATTCAGTAAGGCGATCCTGAACACTAATTTCAGTATACTGGCCTTTTTTACGCTTCAACCGGTGTACAATCTTTCGCAGCATCTTAACAGCCGCAGGCTTTTTATAAGTGAATGGGAAAGTAGTACGTGTTGATTTTGACGGTTCTTTTGCAAGTTTCATTGATTTTGCCAGTTTTACAGTAGACATGTGAATACTTTATCAGGTTGTTTAACAATACTTGTATTGTAAACCCGTTTTTAATATTTGTCAACCGTACACTAAAGTACTCTTTTTAGGGTGCGATAACTTCCTGAAAAGAGCACTGGAATCTATCCCATATGTCACCTACAGGTACAAAGTTTTGAAATGTAATCTTAAGAGGATGCTTACTACGTTTAGAATAATAACTATAAGGTATACGCATAAAATATATGCGATGTAGGTTTGCTCCGGGCATACCCATACAGATTCGTAGATCGCCTATTTTCTTTTCTATACCTGAAATAGTAGCTTGCATTCTTCCGTCTGCATACCTACAAACCATAGCAAATTTTGCATCACTGTTATCTGCGTAGTCTCTATAATGTGCATTTCTTTCTAGGATTACAGTATGCAGCATTCCTTTAGCCAACACCTGTTCCCAAAATCTACCTTTAAGTTGGTCATCCTTCAACATTTGTTTTAATGCAAAGTTTCTTACCTCTTGTGATTCATCTTCATAAAGATAATCAACCAACTCATGCAAGAATTTCGGATTAAATTTTGTTTTGGCTGGGCTATCGAGTAATTCAGATACCAATTCCATTTAACTTACCTCTGTTCGATTGTTTCCAATGTCTTTAGTCTTAATCGTACGCATATCACGGTTTGTGGGGTCTGCCTCTACTTGTTCATACATTTCGAGGGCAACGTTTCTGCAAATATTCTGAAACCAACGGTCTACAATTTCTTGGTCGGTATCTTTTTCGTTAAACTTGTAACCCGATTTAATCAAGTTAACAACGAACTTGTCATTCCAGTCCAGTTCGAATGCCCCGGCATTTATGTCGTTGGGGTCTACTTCCATACGCAAAATATTAACATATGGTTCACCAGCTTGTGTTGCTTTTTCTTTTTCTGAAAGAATTTTTTCTTGTTTAGGTTTTCGCGGCTTGCGTGGTTTTTTAGGTTTAACAGTTTCTTCTTTTTGCTTAGGTGCTTCTACTGGTTTAACAGTATCTTGTTTTCCACCGAATAGTTTATCAAATATTCCCATAGTATTGCTCGTATAGTTTATGGCTTGCAAGATTCTTAGCCTTGCTTTCGCACATCATATCGAATTTATCATGAAATGTCATTGCCCAATTATTTACTGCATTATTCCAATAATAGTCGCTATGTGCGCGGAGTTTTTGTTTATTAGTACCACCGGCGATTAGGCTCTCGCGGCATGGAAGAGTATTAGTGCAATGACCAACAAGGATATCTTCACGTGAAACAGAATAATGTAGAGTAGGGCGAACGCCGCGCCAAGAATCAATAACCCGCTGAACACGCTCTGAGGATGCCTCCAAGTATTCTCCTTCTCGCACCCAATGATGATGAATGTCCAACACAATTGGAAGCAAATCAGATAGAGTAAGGCAATCATCAAGTCCCCAGGCATTTTCTTCGTTCTCAATAGTAATACAGTTACGTGCTTCAGGAGTTAGTCGTTGATACGCTTTGCGAATGCCTGCAGGACCTTGTCGACCACTGATATGAACATTAATTTTCATATCCTGAAATGTCTTGCCATAACCCATCCAGCGAGCCATATCAGTGTGATACTCAAACTCCTCGATACTCTTATTTACAATATTTTCGTTTTCACTAGCAAGAACTACAAACTGATCGGGATGAAAAGAAACACGAACATTATTGGCACGTGCAGTCTCGCCCAGTGGTGCGAACCAACGTGCAAGTTGGTCTTGCGTATTTGTAGATTGCCAGAATCCTTGCCAGTCTTCGTGTGTATAGAAACTAAGCATGTCACTAGTGATGCGTAACATACGCAGTGGTTCAGGTAGTGTAGCTACCTTCTTAATCAGTGCATGTGTATTCATAATGTTGGTCTTAGCAACATCAATGATTTTTTGTTCGACAGTAGCACGACTGTTGCGCTTTGCCCATGCCATAGTAGTACCGCCAGTATTCAAACCTTCAGTACTGGCGATCTCGCCTTTTTTGTTAATCTCTGCCCACTTGCAGGCAAAACCAATGCGTTTAATAGGTGTATTCATACTATGCAGTATACTTTTGTCTTTGTTTAATGTCAACACGCATTAGGTCCTGAATCGAATACTTTTGTATCATGTATGGACTCACTTCTTCCAAAACACTACATGGCAGGTCACCTTTTCTTCTAGGTCCATAGTTAACATCAAAGTCACAGTTATTTACTTCTTGGAAAATATTAACCATTTCTCTGACAGTGTGACCTACTCCGTGACCCAAACATTCAATCTTGTTACTAGGATTTTTGATTGCTAATTTTAGTGCTTCGCAAATTTCATTAACATGCACGTAATCACGCACACATGTACCATCCCAAGATTGTTCGTAGTCTTTCCCAAAGATAGTGAATGAGCCAGTCTTCATGGCTTTCATGAGATTGAACATAAGTCCATCTGGGTTAGTAGGGAATATTCCTTCAAATCCTACTACGTTATAGAACCTAAATGTTGTATAGTCAATGCCGCGCTTCTTACATAATTCCCAAACAACATCTTCTGCGGCTCTTTTGCTGACACCGTATGCAGAACTACATCCTTCAGCAGCACCAGTACTAGCAAATACAAAGTTCTTTGCATCGATAAAATTTAGTACGTTCATTGTACCAATCAAGTTTGTAGTGTAATAGTCAACGGGAACTTTTTCACTTTCACCTACATTTACTAAGGCAGCTAAATGAATTACTGTATCAAACTCAGGTTGAATCACAAAAGGTTGCGTGATATCCATAATGTACTGAGTATGCACGGGAACTTGTGGCTTTACTTTATCTAAACCTGTTACATGAAATTCGTCATCTTTCATTAATAGTTGTGAAAGATAAGATCCTATATATCCAGAATTTCCTGTAATTAAAACTTTGTGTGTCATAGTCCCTCAAATAATGAATTTGATTTTTCTTCAGTTGGTTCAAATGAAGGGTCTTTAGTCAAATAAGTATCGGTATCAGTATATATAACTCTGAATTTATGTTTGTTCGTTAACACGCTTCGTATATCGTCTATACAAATAATCTTACGATCCAAATCTTTAACATAATCTTCTAATTTTACTGTGGTCTCACTGCAAATCTTTGCGGTGTTATTATTAGATTCTTTTGGCTTAAACGTATTGAAACATTCATTCCATTTATGAAATACTGTTGATTCTTGTTGTCTAGCATGGGCTAATGAACCCAGTAAATACCAGGTGCTTGCGTTTTCAAAACTGTCATATAAATCTTTAGCACGTTTAGCCATGTCCTTCTTTGTGCAACTATAAAAGAAATCGTCATTAAAGTTTTTAGTCCAACGTTGTTCTGTTAAAACTAATGTCGGTAGTTGAATATGTTGTTCATAGAATGCCATCCCGTAACTCTCGACAACACTTGGGTTAAAAGCAATTCGTGAACTCTTAATGAAATCGACTTTCTCTTGTCCAACAATACTAGCACGAACATCATATGTTGCACCAATCTTTTTTAAGCGTTCTTCAAACTTTTTAACACCGTTTGGGCTTGTCATTACTTTAGCAGGCAATCCAGTTTGTTCAATCAAATCAATAAACAACTCAGGATTTTTACCTTCTTCCCATCGTCCTACAAATAATACACCCTCACGCTCACCGTGATATTCTTCCAATAATGAACGTTCAGTAATGGGTATAGGAAGATGAAATGCAGATTCATCTAAGTTAAGTTGGTTGAATTTGCTTTGTGTACCTACATCAATATTAGGAATGCTTAGCTGGTGTCGCATCAATTCGTTAGTATTGTGTAAGAAAGGATTCTTTGTGTCTTTAAAAATTTGACTTTCTAAATGAGTATACGCAATAACTTGAATCACATCTTCTAGACCCATTGTGCTTGCTACTTGAACCGTTTCGTATGTGTTACAGATAAGTGCATCATACAAATTATGTTCTAACGCATTAACAATCGCATTGCGGAAGTTAGCCATGCGCTCATAACAAAATGTATCACCATACATAAAGATGTTGCTGTGATCCGTGTAGGACAATGAGTTTACCGGAGAAATAATATTAGCTTTTAGAGATTTTACAAAATCATTATCCTTAGGTTCTTTATCCGTGATAATATCTACTTTGATATTATGTTCGTCCATCAACTCACAAAAACTTTTTGCGAATTGCCCAATACCACCGTGAGGTATCAATGTTTGATAACTCACTAAAAAACCAATACGCTTATCGTATGTTCTCATCCTAGGTTGACTCTACCACCGCACTCAGGGCAAACATATGCACCCTTGTCATCATCGTTTGGATTGTCTACTAAGTCGTTGATATCCTCAGTACTATATCCACAATCTTCGCAAGTAAATTCTGCTAATTCAGTTTCTTCACTACTAGCATTTGTAAAGGGCCATACAGCACCTGTTTTAGGTAGTGCTTGCTCAGTATCTGCGTCTTCTTCCTGATTTGTTTCGACAAGTTCGCCACATGTGCCATCTTCGTTTAATTTTCTAATTTCAAGGTCACAGTCAATAATCATTTCACACTCATCTTGACTCCAACCATGTTCTTCAAGGTCAAGCCAACTATTACCTTCATCAAAAAATTCTTCTAACCATTCGCGGGTTTCGTCATCTACATCATCGTAATCATACTCTTCCCAACAACCATCGGTTGTTTCAATTAACTCAGTTTCGTAGTCACAATTGTAGATATCCACACCTGCTTCGATTTTTGGTGGATTGTCATCGTCAGTATATACTAAAAATTCACCCCAACGCCATCCCGTTTCTACCATAAAAGTTTGACCATCTTTAACAAGATAGTTACGTTCAATGATAGATTTTTTCCATGATGGTTTTACACTCCACTCTGCCATGATTTACTCCTTAAAAGTATCGTTAATTAATCTAATGCATTCTTGCACAATTCTAGGATTAAAGCAAGCATCAAAAGTAGTATAGGTAACCTTTCTATAGTCACCGTTCTCTAATACTTTAACACATTCTTCTACAACCATTTCGCCGAATTTTTCTAGTAATGCTCCACCCACATCTGGGTAATGACTACCGCCCACTTCTAGTGCTATTTCTTTAAATTTTTGTTTCATTTTGTAAGTTTCCATAACATGAATTTGTTTCTATCAATCCAGTAATCTTCATATACTGGATCTCCGGGACCGGTAATCATACGAACACCGTGATAGGCTTTCTTTCCCCATAGTTGCTTTCCTGTTAGAAAACAAGTATTAGGGCGCCAGCATAGTTTGTACTTCCAGTTTTGTACTTTGTTTAAGCCCCAATCTTCTTCACGCGGAGCTCCTGATACTTCTCCATCAAGCATCATGTACCCCACTCGTTCTTAAACAATGGAACTTGAAGTCTGTCACTATAACGCAATCCATGCTTCATTGCTAAATCTGCAACTCTGCGATTATTAAGACTATAGACATTTTCTACACCACCAACTGGCATCAAATATACAGGACCTTTAAATCCTGCGTTGCGATACTCATTAGTTGCTTCTAATGCTTCGTCAACATCATCATGTATAGCTACTACGAACTTTAAGTAAGTGTAACCAACATCCTCATACTGCATGATAACATCAGGACGAATTGCATCTTCCCATTTTTCACCGCTGTTACTTAGTTTAGGACTTACGCTGAATGTCAAGCTATCACGACCTCGGCGACCACCAGGAGTACCGCGGGGATTCAAAGTCCAGTTCAACAAATAGTGTCTGAACTCTTTACTCAAATCTTGTGTACCGTTTGTTTCAAACGTCAACTCTTTCAAATCCTGCATTTTTTCGTGATTCAGCAAATCAGGATAAGCACGTTGCCAACCCAGTAATGGTTCACCGCCTGTAATTACCAAGTGTTCTTCACGCCAAGTTTTGAAAGGAAGAATATCAGTAATGCTTTCGGCAAGACTATCAGTACTGAGTACAGGAGAAAGATGCTTAAACCTAACATCCCAACTAGCATATGAATCGCATCCTGTAGATACGAGGGGCAAATCTTTATAATTTTTAATATTGTCTGCGTCAATCTTGTTTCTTTCTTCACTAATAGTTCCCGCGGGCATTCCAAAACCGCCGCATGTAAAGTTGCAACCAAACGTGCGTAAGAACACGCTTGGTACGCCCATGTAACGACCTTCACCCTGGATACTATAAAATAATTCTGCTACTTTAATTTGTGACATAGATGTTTGACCACTTCTTCAGTTTTTCTTTTTTATTTTGCTTAGCAATGTCTAAGTTTGATTGTGATATTACACCCTGTTCTAGTAGAATGTCAACCATAGCAAGTACATCACCTATTTCATTTTCCAACATTATAGAATGTTCTAATCCGGTTTTATAATGTTTGCTAGCAAGCCCGAATCTTCGGCACTTGCTAACCTCAACGATAACCTCAGCACATTCTTCTTGTAAAATGTCTAACGTTTCTTGAATTCGGCTATCCATATTTACCAATGCCTAATAGTGTTTGCAATAATAAAGAAGCATGTTATCACATGTATAACAACCCAGAAAGTTTTTAGGAACAATGAGATTCTTGCTTCACGCAAAGTTAGTATTGGTACATCCGGACGGTCATCGTCGGTATTACCCATTAGATGACCGGTGGCTCTAGCCCAAATTTTTTCAATTGAATTCATTATCTTCTCTGTGGCCAACTCTCATTGCCATGTTGGAGTCAGTTTCACGAACTTCAACTCTACAGCACCAAAGTCTATCAGCCTCTGTCTTTCCACATGAGGGGAGGAATATCGTATTGATATATTCGTATAGAAAATCAGCAAGTCCTTCACATCCGGTCTTTTCGACCTCAGTAATTTTAGCAAGACCGAGTTCACCCAAACGCAATAGTTCTGCACGATGAGGATCATCTTGAGCAACCAATAAAGTGTGATCAAACCATTCTTCGAGCTTATCTTTAAGTGGTCTGAGTCCACCATAGTCAAACGCCCAGTTACGAGCATCCAGATCATCTGTCTCAAATTCAAAATGGAACGAGAATGCGTAACCATGGATCTGATTACAATGCGAGTCGGCACGCCATTGACGATAGGCGCACGGCGCAATTTGTCTATAAGTTTTCGTAGAGCGATATTTCTTTTCACGATATGTCATAATTTTCTCCTATATTAGTTTAACATAGGCAGCAGAATTTGTAAAGCGGGATGATGACCGAGGCCGCTATCTTTATTTACCATTTTTATTTGTAAAGTGCCAATAATGTTTGGTACTTATCATATGCATCTTTCAACGCTGGATATTGTTTGTGTAACCATTTTTCATCACTTTGGTCTTGCCATAATCTAGTGTATTCACTATCTATCTTGACCAAATTTTCAAACCCACTACGTGTAAGTTCTATTTCAATTAGTTCTTCGCGGTCAGCGTAATAACTTGCAGGTTGATTGTAATTGTAATTAATAGTATCAAACTTACGGTCACGAACTACCTGAATATGTTTGACACTGAATCTTTGGACAAAATGATTGTAATCATTCATTGGTTTCCCCTTTTGTTGGACTCACTATCATAGACACGTTTACGGAGGCTACTGGAACTAAAGGAGTGATCTCTGCCGTTATACACGATTTCTATCCCCCGAAGGGTGCATTCATTTTTTCCAGTGAACTCTTTGTCAGCATACTCGACACCGAGTATCCTTGTATCCACAGGCAGTATAAGGAGTAGGTCCACGAGGTCTTGTTCGGTAGAGTAAACAACAACTTCATCAACATATCTACAAGCAGCCAACTGTATCTGACGTTCAACAATACTTTGTATAGGTTTGTTTTTAGTGTCTGGCCTATCGATAGTGGGGTCTGTTTGTAGCCCGCATATGAGGTAGTCACAGTGGTTTTTCGCTTCACTAAGCATCGCAATGTGTCCCGCATGTAGCAAATCAAATGTGCTAAACGTGATACCAATTCTTTTACCTTCTTGTTTAAGTTTTTTAACATGGTTGAAAATCATAACTCTGTAATTTCCTCTACATACGGGGTAGGACCTACATCGCTGAACCCATATGTTACTTCATATTCTTTGCCTGCGTGATGGTATGTTTCAGTAAATGTTCGTTGATTATTACTAACATCTGTGGGTCCTATTAAAGCTAATACTGTTAGTATTTGGTCACGCTCTTCACCTTCAAGTACCCTGCGTTTCTTCATACCGATTCGTTGCAAGAATTCGATTGCTTCTTCTTTGGTTCTGAAGGGACTTCTATTCATTATTTTTTATTGCAGTTACATGGTCTACGACCTTGATTACAATCACCAGTGCAACCACCGGGCAATCTACGAACAATTGATATAGCGATTGCTACTGATATTAAAATAATAAATAAGGTCATTTGCCCATCCTAGCGATAGACAAGAATTCATTTCGTGCTGCTGGATCGTTTTTGAATCCGCCACCCAAACGAACTGTTACAGTAGAACTACCTGTATCTTCCACGCCCCTTGATTTCACACAATAGTGTTGTGCGTCAATCATAACTGCTACATCTTCGGTGTCTAGAATGTACTGTAACGTGTGGAAGATTTGTTCAGTAAGTCGCTCTTGTATTTGAGGTCGCTTAGAGAAGTATTCCACGATTCGGTTGATCTTTGACAGACCGAGTACTCTTTGCTTAGGAACATAAGCAACAGTTGCCAAACCGTCAATAACGACAAAATGATGTTCGCAATTGCTTTGGACGGACACGTTACGCTCCACGACCATTTCATTATACTGCATCTTATTATCCACAGTCGTGCATTTTGGGAATGCTTCATAATCTAAACCCCAGAAAATTTCGTTAACATACATCTTAGCAACACGCTTAGGTGTTTCAATTAGACTATCATCAGTCAAGTCTAAATCAAGGGTTTTCATGATATCAGCAAAGAGTTTTTCAATTACTTCAATCTTTGCTTTCCTATCTGGAACCATTTTATGTTCTTTGATCGGAGTTTCAACACCCATCTTAACTAGATGTTCGTGTACTTTTTGACCCAATTCGGGATCGGTTTTTGTTTTGTTATAAGACATATAGAATCCTTCCTTACGCGGATATGAAAATTGAGTTGTTGTCACCGTTGTGTGACATACTTATTTATGCTTTTGCTTTTTTAGTTGTCTTTTCTGCTGGTGTTTTTGCAGCTACTTTCTTTTCAGGAGCCTTTTTAGCTACTGTTTTTTTGTTTGTTTCGACACTAGCAATCGCTTCACGAACCTCTTTAAGAAGTTGTTCATCGTCCCAAAGTAATTCGGTGCGACCATCATCGTAGGTATAAACAGTTAAGTGTGTACCTACTTCGATTTTTGCCGCACCGATCGCATTAGGAATAGTCAGTTTCACTGATTCTTTCTTTTTGCGAGTTGCCATGATTAGGCCTTTGCTTTTGCTTCTGCTCTTGCAGCTTTTTCTGCTGTAATTTCATTACGGCGTGCTTTAACAGCCTTTGCCAACTCTGCTAGTGCTTTACGGGCACGGGTGCCTGCTGCTGCATTACCTTTGTTGAACTTTTCATTTTCGGCTTCGTATGCTGCCAAGTGTGTTTTAATATCGTCATGTGCTGACATAGTTTTCTCCTTAATATTTTGCTTCTCTAGTGTGTTTGCGATAATCGGTAGACATACGCAAATATTGCTCGCCTCGCCCCTCGATTATATCACAGATCCTGTCTACTGTCAAATTAGTCCAGTCACTTATTTTCCCAATATTGTGATGTGGTTTCTCAAGTAGTTTTTCTAACTTATCGATTGCATCGTTTATAGACCAGGGGATATACAACCTTTCTGCATCATTAGCAAAAGATTCTGGAAAGCTACGATAAGCAGGATATAGCACGTTGCAACCCAGGGCGTCAGCTTCTGATACTGTATTAGATACCCAGTCTTGCAATGCACAATTAAAAACTACACGGCTATCGTTAACGATACTGTAGTAATCATTTTTTCCTAGATCCTCGTATAGTTTAATTTTACCTTCATCAATCATTTTCCTAGTACGTTGCATATAACTATCGTTGTTACTACGCAATTTCGCACCACTGCAAATAGCAAATTCTACATAACGATTTGGATGACGTTTGTAAAATTCTTCTATTAGATCCATATAGAAATCAGGTTGTTTTTCTTGATCCCAACGAGCACTGAACACAACTCGATGCTTGCGTTCACCAAACGGAATTATTTGTCCTACACGTTCACGTACTTCATCTTTACTAAATGCTAGACCACTGATATTGTAGATCGGAGCTTCCCAACCTGCAATCTTCATGTGCATGACCATTTCTTCGTTAGTTGCGAGAATACCGCCATTAGATTGCTGTACTGCTTCACATACCATCTGTTCATACGACCCCATCCAACGTGACATTCCCCAAACGTGAACAAAATCGTCAGGATCAATTGATTGTGCCAAACAACGTACATAAATTCTCGGACGATGTGACTCAGGCACTTGATTAAGAATATAAGGCAAACTTTCAAAGCCCGGTTGGAACATGTCTTCAAAATAGATAACATCTTCACTGGTTACCTGTCCTTCCTTCATCAATTTAACAAGATTCATCAACTGACTCATACCAAAGTAACTACGACCATGTGCGTCAAGCACTTGACCTGTTACGATTTGTTGGTCAGTTGAAAGTGTATCTCCGGGCACAACTACATAATCAATGCCGCGGCGTTTAAACACACGTTCATTCCACTCTGTTAGTTGCAGTGTGTAACGTGCTTTATAGGGCTCAAGACCCATGTAATATAGTTTACGCATCTTTTCTTTCAATATCTTCTTCAATACATGCTTCACCGTATTGAATCTCTACAATACGACAAGGTTCTGTATATGGATTACTTAGCTGATGCCAATCACCTGCTGAAATATTATAAGAATTATGTTGTTCTAGCATCTTAGTTGGAAGTCTGTATCCATTGTTCATCATAGATAATACTTCACATTTACCTTCACTAACTAACCAGTATTCATTTCGTTTGAAGTGTTTTTGCATACTCAGTTTTTTACCCGGCTCTACTGTAAGTTCTTTTACTTTGCATCCAGGTACATCATGCAATACACGATAGTAACCCCATTGTCTTTCAGTTTTTGGATTCTTCCATTCACGCAAGATCCAACTACTAGAATTCATTTTATTGTCACCACCGACACTGAAAACAAACTTAACTCTAGGATCAGATATACGCATTTCAGGAATGTTTTCCTTTGTGCGATCACCACCATTAGCAAAGATTACTTCATCATTTGGTCCACAATGATTTAGCAATTCTTCAATTGCATTACAGCTTGAGTTGTCATCATCATTATATACCATTGTTGCAGTAACGTCTTTTAGATTACCAACTATCGTTCTGCGCTCAGATAATGGCATAAAAGGTTGGCCCTTCTTACGAGCCAACCATTCGTCACTATTTAAGCCGACGATTAGTTGATCACCTAAATTTCTAGCAGCACGAAAATATTCAATGTGACCGCTATGAATTGGATCGAATCCACCAGTGACCAATACTATTTTCATACTTCCTTGACTAAATCATCCCAATTGTTTTTTGCTTCTTTACCTGAAGTCTTTTTCTGGAATTGACGATATGAGAAACTTCGCATGTCATACAAAGTTGATTCGTCCCACTTATAACCGAAATCTACACAAAATTCTTTGTAATTTTCCAAATCAGTGAAGATTTGATGTTCGGTACTAAAAGTGCCAGTAAGTTTAGGTTTTGCCATTTTTAATATTTCCTTTAAATAGCGAGTTGTTGATAAGGTTGAGTTGTATTATAACAGATTGTGGCGCCGTTCTCATTGTCTTCGGAAACACTGATTTCAACGTCACGCCCTGTATAGCGACTAGCGATTTGTTCGTAAAGATCATCACTAATCATTTCACATGACTTGAAATTAAGTTCCAGAGTACCTTCTTTGTAAAGGTTCTCAAGCCAGCGTTTGAACTGGATGAACTCAATATCACGGTCATTATGAAATACTTGAATCCCCACAGTGAAGTGGAAAATATGTCTGTGTGGCATACCCAAAAAGCTAACATCATACTCATCACCCGTTGCAAGTTTCGGGTCAGTAGATGCTGCTGGGTAGCGATGGATACCTTCTTTGTTGAAGGTTACCCAAATCATTCGTTTGGCTTTGTCTTTGATTCTTGCACGTTGTTCTGCAAGTGCTTGTTCACGTTGTTCCATTAGTAATTCCTATTAAGTGTTGCCCATGTTAACCACTGATGAAATGTATTGTACACTATTTCCGCTTCTTTTTCATCTTGATTTACCCTAACTCCGCGAACATAAAACCCATCTTTGCTAATCCGTAGCATTTCAGTAGTATTAGTATTCAACGTGATATTGGATTCTTGATCCAAAGTCATTACAGCAGTATTAGCGATCATCATCAAAGTCTACACGCTCATGGTCATAGTCCCATTGTGCGCGGCGTAGTTGTTGTAATTCACTGAGATACTTTTGTTTTGTCTCTCGTAGTTTTTGTATTTTATCAGAATCTCCTACTCCTGACTTCTCTAATTGGAACAATTGATTATCTACTAATCTATGAGATTCTTCCAAAGTCTTGATTCTACTTTTATATGGCATATCATTCTCCTAATACGTCTTTCATTGCATCGTCACTGTCTTCCAGTTCTTCTTCTGGTGAAGAATCTTCATAAGTGTCTTTTTCAACGAAAAGTTTATCCCAGGTAGTCATAACATTAATTGTTTTCTTACCACTAATTCCTTGACTTCCGGATTGCATTTGCATCCACAAGGAACTATGTGAGTCTATTAAATCTAGACTTCTTTGTCTATCATTTAGGCTAAAAATCTCATCGATAATATCACCAAAATGACAGTCATCCAGTTTGTGCATAACCATTTTAGGTCTCACACCTTGTTCATATTTGCGATTCGCTTCCTGCACTGCAACAATGTGTTGATATACATTATGGCTTTGAACTAGTGTGTAACTCAACGTATCCCAAGATGTTTTTGTCTCTTTACCTTGTTGGTTAATAAATCCTTGACCTCGGTAACATACATCTTTCATTTTTAGCATATCAGTAACTGGACTATCAGTAAAGATTTTGTGTACACCGTCTTGTAGACATGCATCACTAAATTTGCGTTGATCACCGCCCGGAGCACCATTTGCGCTAACTCCGTAGTTCTTACTCTCAGCGGTCTTTTCCATACTGTATGACCATTTCTTTCTATGTTCAAAACTGTTGTTGAAATAGATCAATCCCTTAGCCGCACTAAAGAATGGGCTAGCACAGTCATACGTGATTCTTAGATTTGGATTATGATATTTACGAATAGCACGTTGAATATCAGAAAAGAGAACAGCATATTCCAAAATACTTACACCCAAGCAGTGAATCAAATCATGCTTGCCGGGTTGCAACAATCCATCATGTATGATATTAACAAGACGGCGCAACATCAAATGCATGTCAATTTTATTTTGACCCCCGAATGCCCATCCGTTAAAGTGGGTCTCAGGATAGATGTTAGGATCGCAATATTTTTTCATTTCATCATACCAACTATCAGATTGGTCATGATTTCTACCTTGCAACACATTCAAAAATTTGCAATTACCATTTCGATGTTTAATGAAATATTCATTATTAATATGCGTAGCACTAATAGCTTCTTCAATAGTGCTAATACCGTGGGCAGATTTGCCAGTCTTTGGATCTTTGATATGATATGTAGTTAGAGATTGTGAAGGGATATCTAGACACATACCATAATCCATGTAAGTATCCATCCATGTCAAAACTTCTTTACGTTTCTTCATGGCTCGTGGACAATTAGGATCCTTCCAATCAGCAGGCCACTGACACTTGAGAATCTGAAATCCACCAGAGTCACCTAACAAAAATGTATTTTGACGGTCACGATCACGAATAATACTTTCTGCAGGATCTGTGACAGTTACATCTAAGTTAGCATGTCCTGCAGAATACAGACCCCATTTATAAGTGTACAGACCTTCCTTTTCGTTTAGAAAATTTAACTTTTCTACATCACCATTAAAACTCTGAGGTATGCGATTTGCATCAAAGTATTGTTCGCCTGATCGTTGTTTACCCAGGCCAGCAATATAGAAACTAGACACTGCCGGTAAAAACAGTGCCCATTCAGGATCATGTGCTTTAGATAGATTAACTTGTTCCAACTTTTTCTTCTTCTCTAATTAGCGTTTTAACCATATCAATTTTATGCTTATATGATGCAATACTACTATTCATTTGGTTAACTAAGTCTTTGATAGCAGGACTAGACTCAGCTAATCTATTTAGGTCCGCTTCTTCCTGCATTTTCTTTTCTGCCCACTTGAGTATACTGATAGCATTTTCATTCAAATTGACAGTAGCACTGCCGCCGCCAATAGTCATCCAACTGTTACCATCATAGACTTTCATTTGTTGACTATTGTGGTCGTATGTTAATGCCCCGATCATCGGTTGATTACCAGACATATTGATATAAGGCTGAGCACCTTTACTGCTAGTTACAGTTAAGAACTCGCCACCATGTACGTAGTCAATCATTTTGTTTGTCCTGGAATGAGATACCGATAAACTGACAAACCACTATCAACAGTAATCTCCATTGCACCTGCATCTGCAATTCTCATTTTTTTGTCACCAGGTAGTGACAGAATACTATTGATTTGTGAAACTGGCCAGTGCCACTTAGCAGATACATTACCTGACACGCCAGATTGAAATACAAAACTTCCGCTGTGTGTGCTAGGATCACCGAACTTAATAACTAAGTTTCCGTTTTCTACAACTGTCCTAAATGTTTCTTCTTCACTGTTTGCAGAACTCTGTTTCTTCAAACGTAGAATACTAGCTACACTAGGCTCAAAGTCAATGTCCCAGTTAGTACCTTTAAAAGTAACAGACTTAACCATTTCTTCTACTACTGACTTAGACATGAATCGATAGTCATTAACGAAATCGCCCGCAGCAGTTTCAAAGTGAATTGCTGTAGGCACATCTACTCCGTCACGATTTTGTTTTGTCACATAGATTTTAGCCTTATCATCGTATTCTTCAAAACCCAAGATAGTTTTCAACTTTCCTAGATTAGGCATACCAACGACACCAATAAATTCGGGGTGTGGGTTTTTAAATGTACCATTAACCACAACTTTTCTATCTTGTGCCAAAGCGTTTAGTGTAGTTTCTTTATCAGTGCCTGCGACTCTAATAAGATCAATAAATCCTAATGCACTAGTGTGTGCAATAATATCCTGCAAAATGTCTTTCATGTTTGTTCCTTTAAAGTATTTAAAAACATATAATGTGTATTATGATGGTATATAATACGTAAGTCAACTCGAATTTAACCGAATGTAAATAAATCATCAAACGCAGATTTAACGTCTGTGTTCTCACGTAATTTCCAATCTAGCACCCCTAAGAGGTTATCGATTTTTTCATCGACTAGAGTTTTTTCCATTGCTTCATCATCGAACGGCAAATTACAGAACCATTCAGGTAGTCTCAGTTCATCTGTGGGATATGCAATACTAGTAAATCCCAATGGATTGGATTTTAGTTTACACACCACAATCTTCATACCGTCAACTATTTTCATCGAATAGTTATCGCCGTGTAATCTTCGTAAATAATTCCAGTTGAGTGCTGCACGAACGTGTCCTGGCATGTTAGCTTTACCAGTTTTACTGTTGGCTTCTAAATCACCATAATACGTTAAGTTGTTAACACCTTTGGGCGATCCTTTAGTCCAAGAATCTTGTGCGGCTAGTTTTCGTTTAAAATCTTTTACAGATTCAATAACATCCTCTCGTCCTTGACCACCTTGAATGACCATACTCAATATGCTCATTAAAAAGTCTTGAACTTGCTTGGGAGTATCTGCACGTTTCAAATCAAGACCCATTGCCTTGATATCACCTGCTTTACCTTCTTTATCTTTACGTTTACCCTCTTTATCAAAGATATTAATAGCATAACGTTTCTTGGTGATAAAAATACTTCTATCACCAATAAGTTCACGACCAGCTTTAATAATAGCTCCGTTTTTTCTAGGAGCATGAAATGCTAACTCCATGAACGCGGGAAAGCTATCGTTAACTTGCTCACCTATGCTATCGTAAAGTTGAATACACATTTCTTTATTCCAAGCCAAGGAACCATCATTAGCTTGATCTTTAAGAATAGGCCACGCAGTAAAATAACACGAGTCAGTATCACCATATACAATTGCAGGACCTTCATGCGTATATTCACCTGTGATTGTTTCGTTAATGTAACTCATCATATGTTTAACAATCTGTCGGCCCGACAAAGTAACACTTTGACCAATACGCTTATCGTAGAAACGACAGTGCTCATTCAACAGTGCTCCGTATGCAGAGTTAAGCAAAATCTTGCGAACCAGTTGTCGCTTATCCCAATACTCTTTGTCAGCATCGGTTGTTGCTTCTTTAAGTTTTTTCTGCATACTCTTACGATCTGAGTACCAGCGAGTCAGCAGACCAGGAATGACACCTTCTTTTTCATACGTGAATATAGTACCGTTTGCACTGATCATCCAGGGCTTATGACTATCGAAAATCATTTTCCAGATTTCAGCCGCAGACATTTCTACACTGCGACCATCTTCATAGTCAACAGTAAGAATAGTGCCACGCTCTTGGTTCATGATTGCTGTATATTCGAGTGAACCAAACAATCCTTCCCACAAAATGGCACCAGTAACTTCGTCACCTTCTTTGGCTCGCTTTTTCATCGCACCTAATTTCAGTGACCTTTCTTTCATGTATTTGTCAGTTAACGTTTGTCTGACTTGTCCAATGATTGTTTCTGGTGCCATGTTAAGGGCCCGAATAGTACTGGGATAGAGCGAGTTGATATCGACTGCTCCGACCCATTCGTGCATTCCTTTTTTGGGCGTAGCAACATAGGCACCTGCCGCTTGCTGTTCATCTTCATGATCGTCCTTTCGTTTCTTATCTGGAACTACCAAACCTCTTTCATGTGCTTCGTTGAAGATTGCCATTTCAATCATTGCAACAGAACCCATAACAGTGGGTAACAACACTGTATTCTCATGTGCTAGCGCATTGGCTAGATCAAGGAATTTTAGTTTGTTGTGGATTTTAACCAACAACATAGTATCTTGCCTGTTGTACTCTAAGAACTTAGGCCAATCTTTGTTATAAAGTTGGTCTAGTGTTCCTTCATATTGAGTTTTATTCTCACCGACTTCCATTTCTCCAATAGAGTCAAGTTTGTAACTATGTCTGCTTTCATAGTTATATTTTTTATATAACTGTAAGTAGTCCATATGTACTCGACCTACTAAGTCGTAAGTAGTTTCTTCTTTACCGAAACGTTCGTACTTTCTAGGTTTAGGAAGTTGACCCAATAAGCAAAACTTTCTAGTATCGTCTTTACTCATCACACGAGTGACACGATTAACCATATATGGAATATCATATCCTTCAGAGTTCCAACCAGTTAGAATGTCAGCGTCTTCAATCAGTTGGAAGAATGCATCAAACATTTCTTTTTCTGATGTGAACAACAAACAATTTTCAAACTGACTTACGATTTCATTTGCAGTTTCTGATGACATGTGTTTCGGTGCCATGCACAATGTCACTAGAGTATCTTGCCAATCCAAGTACATGGAAATAGCAGTTACTGGATTGAATGGATCATCCGTTGGACTGAAACCCTTTTCAGGATCAAAGTCAACTTCAATGTCGAAAAAGCATGTATGAAGTTTAGGTGGCTCGACACCCAAATAATTTTCGCTCAAACAACGGAATATGACGTTAACGTCACTTTCGTATAATTGTTTACCGGAATAAATCCTGCGCTCTTTTTCAAATTCTTGTCTCTTGCGAGTACTGAATCTAGTTACAGGTTCGTTGAACAAACTACGATGTTTTCCTTTAGGATCTGGGTAATAAAACACATAGTTTGCAGCAAATTCGTTATAGTGACGCTTGCCGTCTGGCCCACGTTCAACTACATAGATACGGTCTTCGTCCCGGCTATGTACTGCGTCCACATAACTCATAGGGTCTTGCCAACAGTTTCCAAAATAGTGTTGAGTTCTTCGTTTTCTTTGTTGGTTTCGCTCAATTTAGCTTTATGAGCAATTTTGATGGCGCGTTTTAAAACGCTAGGTTTGACTTCAAGTTCTTCTGCAACTGCTTTAACAGTGTCACTCAAACCACCTTGAAGTGTTTCAATTTCATGAAGTACTGCCATTCCTTCGTTGATAAGTTGGGTTAGTTTGATTTTTTGATCGCCGTTAAATGTTTTTGTGTCGGACATAGTTTCTCCTTGTGAAGTAATTAGTATATATGTACTTCGCAAGTAAGTCAACTATTTTGCGTAATTTATTGGTGATACTTTACCGTTCCGTCTGTACCGACAGAGATATGTTTGTATATCCACTCACTTAACCCAAAGTCATCATTTCCTCGACTTCTGCGGCCACTATCCATACCAAAATAATCATGTACAGCAAAACTGTATAAACTATCCATTCCAGAAATGGTTATAGCCTCACCGTTACCGTCATCTTGATTTGCCATTCTTTCAGCAAAGGCTTTTATTTCTCTAGCAGATAAATTTATAGAATTTTGCAGCAACTTGTATGAATATCTAGCTTCAGGATTATAGTCACTGTAATCATTTAACTTGTCGTTATTATTTATGATATCCCAAATTTCGTCTTCATCCATTGTTTCAGGATCAATGATACCCATTCGTTCAGCCTCTTCCCACTGCCATTCACGGAATGAATCATCATTTACTTCCCAATCACTGAATAATTCAGAAATATGGTCTAGTGCTAATTCTTGTATTTTGTTGCCAATAGTTTCTAAAAGTTTATCGTCAGCGAAAACTACCAAATTATTAATTTCTGGCTCATGTTCTTTGAAGAAAGGTAGTAACTCAGGAAAGCGTACTGTCAACAAATCTGCAATATCAATGGGTTCATCGGTTTCATCCATGAATTGACCAGTTGCAAAATGTAGTTGATATTTTTCACCATCATATCGAGGCTTTGTAGGCAATAATATATACAACTTTCCCTGACGTGCATAACGTTCATAGTAGTTACTACTTTGTGTTGCTGCCGTACACCAAGTTGTACCCTGACCATAATAACAAGCAGCTTGTTGATCTTCAGGAACAATTACTCTTACATTCTCGTCTTTGAAAACTTGTTTTGCTTGACCTCTATCTTTGATTGGTTCCGGCGGCGGCTCATAATTAGAGATAATGTTAAAGAACTGTGTAAAGTTCAAACGCATAATATCTTTAGCGTCTTGTCTAAAATCTTGTCTACGTTTTGCTTTATCGTATCTAGCTAAGTATGTAGGCAACCAAACAATAGCATCTTCAATACGTTTAATATTACCTTTAGCATACTCACGTGCAATCCAAGGTGTATAAATTTTGTTAGGCGTCGGATCTGAATTTTCTAAATTTGTTAGTACATCATTAAGAATTTTATCAGTATTAGGATTTCCGTTTTGGTCTTTATATGTGTCACTATGCAACTCGTATGTACGCTTATCACCACCTGTCATGAAAGCATTGACAATTTGTGGACCCATCATTTGAACGGTCTTTTGGCGACTATATTCTAATAGAAATTCTTTCGCTCTCATACAACTTTTTCGTACTTTAAAAATTTATTATGTCTACGCTCTAAACCATGAAGCGCAGGATTAATTTGTCGAGTAACTTGGCGAGTATCAGCAAAATCACTAACATTGGGTTTAACTCTTGTGTTCCAATACCATGTAGCAATTTGTGATGCTACTTTTGGATCTGCTGCTAGTTCAGGATTATTGAGTAAATCAATTCCTAATGACTTACTAGCACGTGCATAATTTTCTCTACCAGTTAATTGAATAAATCCTCTACCGTGAAACTTCTCGCCATCACCTATTCTAGTATTTCCTATAATTTTAGCTGTCTTGGGTGCGTATTTGGGATCATATTTTTTAGCAAAATACTTAGGTCCCATTGGCTTTTCTTTTAGTTTAGTAAAGTTCCAGGTCTCGTGCATTGTTTGCGCCATGAACTGCGCTAACTCAAGACCTTTTAAACCTGCAGCCTTAGCTTGATTAAACAAAAAAGTTTCTAAGCTAGGGTTGCTGCTTAACGGTATAAACTGTTTTTGAACTGGTGGGGGATTTTCGGTGGGAGGAGTTGTGTTTTTTGTTAGTTGGTATCCTGCGGCAGCTGCACCTGCTGCGGCAGCTGCACCTCGTAAAAAGCCTCGACGGCTTAAATCCTCAGTAGCAAATTCAGAAAATCTCATTGGAATATCTCAGGATGCTTTTTGCCGTATATTTTTATATACTTTCCAGCTAGCATGTCTGCCATAACTTCGATCGGGCTTCCGGGATAACTATCACCCGGTTTTATCATGTCTAGCTGCATTTGTTTTTCATGTACAATTTCATGAAACACCGTACGTAGAATGTCAATTAGATTACGATTAGCAGTATATACCCATATCTCACCTCTTGTACCGTCGTGAGAGTGTCTTCCAGTATGGCTCCCTTGCTGTGCTTCTTCAGTATCTGCACTAAATGTAAATTTAGGATATGGTTTCTGTAGGTTTACAATTTTGTAAGCCCAGTTAATAAAGTGTTTTATTCTATCATTTTCGTCTTCAGGCTTTAAGGAATCTTCAAACACCCTACCGTGTTCATCTTTTGTAACTATAGTGTAAGTGATATCCCTAAATTTACTTCTAAGACTTCGTGCTGCTGAATCTGCGTCTTTTGGATTAGAAAACTTGACAACTGGTTTACCATTTCCGTATACTATATACACCTTAGCTGGATTAGGATTTACCATTAAATTAGGATTACCTTCCTCTACTTTGTCAGTTTCTTTGAGTTTTTCTTTATATTTCTTAATCCAATGATCCGGAGTATGCTTGTATTTTGCGACAAACATGTCATGTAACTTTTTACCGGTAATATGGTGTCGCTTACTTATTCGGCGCATTAGATGGTCAATGGTGTCATAGTCTGTTTTATTAAGACTAGGGAGTTTACGCTTTAACTCATCAACCGCGGATTCTTCTAATTCTGATGCTCTCATATTAATATTTATCAGAAATGGCAAAAGCTCACTTTATAGTTTCACGGTAGCGAATCGTTACTCCTAAAGCCAGCAGCCGGCTCACACTACGGTAACTTAATACCGGTCCTAAGGTGTGTTTCTTCTACGTTTAGCTTCCGATGATGAAACTGAAACATACATATGTGTATTTATCGGACCAGACCTATCCACCTCAGCGTACACTTCTTTTGATATTCGCATGCCATTACCATTTATATCTACTACAGAAACTGTACCTAAACTGCTATCTCTAATTTTGTTTCTGCCGATTTCCGTCAGGGGGACTAAATTCTTTTCTTTGTGTTCTTTAATTCGTTCGGGTGTCCAGTATTTTTTATTCCATTCGCTGTGTTGCTTTTTCCGAGCATTATCCCATATAGGCTTAGGTGGATGACCATGCAGTGCCTTGTTAGTTAGAATTCCACCTTCTTCAAATCCCATTCTACCGTATTTCAGTATAAAATATGTTTCTCGGTTGTACGCTAAGTTTTCATCAGCTATATTATTTTCTAACTCAACTATTGTAGGTAACAACCCTAGTTCTGCAAGTTCTTGGATAATCCTTACTTTATCTGCATTATCCGTTTTTCCTAAGTGCTCCCTGAGGTGGTCGGATTTGCGATTATTTTTTCCTTTACCCACGTAAAACGGTGCACCATTTCTAGGGTCAATATAAGCATAAATGTAATACATGTAGTATTTATGCCTGTCACACTATCTTACGAAGGTAGTGTGTTTCGTAATTTCAACAGTCCAAGAATTTTGAACAATTGAATATAAATCCAACCCATATCTAGTTCAAACCAGCGCTTGCTTAGCCTAGGACTTGCAGGGTCTAAATGATGATTATTATGGAGTTCTTCTCCACCGATAATGATACCAAGGGGGCTAATATTGCGACTATTATCTTTGGTGACACCGTTTCGGTAGCCCCACCAATGTCCTATTCCATTGACAACACCTGCAGCCCAGAACGGAATCCATATCATTTGAATACCCCAAATTAATAATCCTATAGGACCAAACAAGATTATGTTAATCAATAGCATCAAACCTATACCTAGTCTGGAATGCTTACTATAAACATGTTTTTCTATCCAATCATCAGGTGTCCCCACTCCGAAGTTTTCAATCATTTTTGTGTCTTTGCTGGCAATGTGATACAAGAATGCACCACCGAACAATACACGTTTTAATCCGTAAATTAACGGACTATGAGGATCTCCTGGAGTGTCACAGTCTTTGTGATGTTTTCTGTGTATGGCTACCCATTGCTTGGTAACCATGCCTGTCGTTAGCCATAGCCAAAAACGCATAAAGTGACTTAGTATAGGATTGAAAATTAATCCTTTGTGTGCTTGTCCTCTGTGTAGGAAAACAGTCACACATATGATAGTAATGTGTGTTACTATTAGAGTATAAATTAATGCTATCATACAGGGCTATAAGGATTTACGGGTCTATCCCACTCACCTTCTTGTTCTGGAAATACTGGATATTCATTCATATGTTATTTAATCTCGTATGCTTTGGGGTTTATTAATAAGAAATCAGTTCCATTAACACCTTCTCTAGTTTTCATATCCCAGTTAGGTAATAAACGCTTGGCCATTTTTGCATACAACCCGGTGCGTGAATCACCTTTAGACGAAAATGTGATTTCTAAAACTTTGTTACCGTATTCTTCTAAGAAGTTTCTTGTGATATCCACTACGGTAGACATAACTTCTGCTGAATTACCTGTACCCGTTTTACCGAACAAGTCTTTTTTACCTTCGTGGTCATCGTCACGCTTGACACGGAATATGATTTCCCATTTAGTAGGGTTGTGCTTCAAATATGTGTAAGCATACCACAAATAATCAACATCACCTACGGTAAAAGTAGCCATCGCTTCTTCACTACCACGAAAGGCCCATTCCCAGTTTTTACCTGGCTTGAATAGTTCTGCTAAAAATTCGGTAGCTCTCATTTTTTATAATACTGAGTTAAAACATTACTGTTGAAGCCAACATCAACGATGATAGGCTTGCCGTTATATAATCCCCAGTTTGCAGGTCTGCGAAAATCACCTAACTCCACATCAAACTGAGAATTTAAATCTGCTAGCACATTAGCATATTCAGTGAAGGTATCAATGTCTTGGTCTGATTTTCCTGCTTCTCTCATTCTATCAATATAACCCTGAAACGGACCCATAAACTTTTTTCTACCTGTAATGGCTTGCGCTGCGTTTACTAAAAAGTTTAAACTCTCACACTTCATCGTGTTGCATAGTTGCTTTTCGTTTACTTTTTGTGCTAGTTCAGTATGAACCCAAGTAGGTTCACGATTCTGTTCATCATAATCAATGATAGGAATTAATATACCTAACTGACTTGCGTATCCATCACTAAGAATATCTGCTTCAACACTATTCTGTGCCAGACCTTTTTGATTCTTGGCAATCTTTAACACTGTAGGACGACCCTGATATTCGATTGTAGTAGCGACACGACTAGAACCGGTACCTAGTTTCTTTGCTCTTTCTAATGCGTATGCTAATCTTTGTTTGAATGTTGTGCCGCGACCATATTGAGCAGGATCCCAGTCAGCGGGCAATGGCATTTCAGCAACTACTTGCTCATTAAATTGAGTTACTGCAATAAATTCGTTTGCTCTCATTATTCACGGCTTGTGTTAAGAATGCTACGAATGAACCATGCTTTCTTTGCATATAAGTCTTGCAATTCAGCCATGTAATTAGCAATGCCTTGTTGACGATCCGCTGTTGCCTCATCAAACATTGTGGCAACTAATTCTATCATCTTTGTACAATCTTGTAGTGTTTCTACAAACATCAACTCAGCACGTGGAATCTTTGTTTGGTCTTGAATAATAGATAATTCTGAGTATCGGGATAAGCTACCTGGTGTATAGTGACCTAATATTCTGATATACTCAGCAATCTTATCAATCGTGTCTGCTACATCACCATACAACGTATCAAAGAAGGCATGATATTGAGGGAAATTACTTCCCTCAACATTCCAGTGAAAGTTTTGACTTTTGATTGCAAAACTCTGAGTGCTGGCTAATAATATTTTTAAGTTATCGGTTAACATAGCTTTATTTAGTGTTTTAATAATAACGTACTTAGTACTCCTGCACTCTTGGCAGTGATATCAGGTTCACCTGGGGTGATAATAACATTGTACTTAACTGGAGTTTGTACTTTACCACCATTTGTTTTGCTGTCCCACTCAGAATAACTAAGAATACTACTTGGACTAATTCCATACTCTTTAGCTAATCTTTGTTTTAGTTCAGGTAACTTGTCAGGTATCACTTGCCATTGGCCTTCAGGACCCTTAACTAAGTTTTTCTTTTCGTCCTTAACTAATAAGTCATAGAATAGACTTGATGGAACAATTCGACTGTTTTTAGTTTTTTCTAATTCAGGATCTTGCGCTTTTACTTTCTTCTCTTGGCTAGTATGAGCCCCTTCACTCCAGTTAATCATGAAGTTAGCTGGCTTTTCTGCTAAAGCAACATCAGCCATTTTAGTATATGCATAGAACATAACACCCGGGTGTGCTTTTGCTAAGTTCATTGCCAAGTCTACATACTCAGGGCTAAAGAAGTCACCGGCATCATGCCAACGAATCGTAACAGTGTAACCACCTTTGTCACCTTTCTTTTCTTCTTTAGCAATTTCAGAACTTAACTGACTCATAAATCCCTCAGGATCGTTCAATAGATATGTTAAAATTCTACCATCACTTAACCAAGGACCTTGGAATTGAATCTTTCCACCTTTCATTGCAAAGCAATCGACTTTACAACTTCCGGCACCTGGACAAGTGTTTACGATAATAATTTCATTTGTATTTTCGTCTAATGCAACGCCAGTTAAAGCAGCAAACCCAATGTTAAAGAACTGTTCTAATTCTCCGTTGCTGTGCTTCATCTTTTCATTTTGCTTTAAAAGTTTTTTAGGTCTTTCTTTTAACGCATTCTTTATTGCATCAACATCATACTTCTTGCCTTCTTCGTTGTAGTAGCCCATTACAGAACTACGGTGAATGTATGGCATCTTGTACTTGTCAGTTTTTGTCTTTGACTGAGTACGAATTCTGTCTAAGTAATCTTCTAACTCTTTACCCTTTAGTTCACGGGTTTGTGCAGGAAGTTTGGTTGCTTCCGCCACACCTTGCTCTTGACCTTGGACATCAGCAACAGCGCCGTTGCTTAACTTAACCATCATAACGCCGTCTGGACCAAACATACGCTTGAATCCAGCTGTGCTCATGCGACCATGTTCTGTGCCGTCTCTAACATCACCGATACGGTCAGCAGTAATACGAACAGCACTGTTTCGTGGTAATATTTTTCTACCGTTATGCGCCTTCATAGAAAGCAAATCTTGTAGGATAGCATCTGCATTATCTAATACAACTTGTTTGGCTTCTTCTGGGCTTCTGGCTAATACATAGTAGTAACGACCGCTATAGTCAGGATACTTCCCTCTATAGTAGTTGTTCATGATAACAACCTGGTAGCTCTTTAAACTCTTGAGTTTGTATAGTTGCGATGCTGCTCTATCATCTGCCCACTTATCGAAAGCCGGGCCTTCTGTTACTGATTGGTCCGAGCCAGGTTCTTCGCCCTCTTGACTCTTAGCAACGAATTGTTGAGGTGACATAACTTGGATGCCTTTTACTGCACCCGGTAACTTAGGAGAAGCACCTTCGAATAACTGCTGAATTTTCATAAATTAATTACTCTCTATAAACAATGCTAGTTGTGCTCTTGCTTCTCTGAAATTGTTTGCTTCAATTTCAACGTACTTTTCTGCTCCACTTTTGCATAACGCAGTAAATTTATATGTATATTTCATTTGTTTTTATCTCCCTTTTTCTGTACTTCTTTATCAGCCGGGGTTGAACCTAACTCGTGGTCAACTGGTTTATTGCTTAAGTCGTTGTCTTTACCATGCTTAAACATTTCTAATTGTTTTTTTAACTCTCTTGCTAACAATTGTTCTTCGCTAAGTTCAGCTTCATTAACAGGAGTTTCGTCTGGTCCCCAAGCAGTAATTAATAAATTACCTTTTAACTCTGGGGCACGTTTTAACAATGATAGTGCTCCTTGATTTGCAGCCTGCTTACCTGTGAACGGGCCTTCTAAATAATTATTTTGCTTAGTCTTAACCCAAAATTTACCAGACTTCTCATACTCTTGACGTTCTGCGTGTTGCTTAGCTAATTGTGCGTCAATCTTTTCACCACCGGCAATTTCTCTCTCACGACCAAGTCTAGCTTTACGAGTTACGTCAATTATTTCTTGTTCAGGTTCCGGATACTTTTCTGCTTCTTTTAAAGATTGTTTCTTTTCTAAAACTTGTTGTTCTAAAACCATTGCTAATTTTTCTAGTTGTTCAACACTTTCGCAATTCCAACGGCGTAGTGCCTTGTTGATTGGACTATCGGGATTTCTCTTTGTCTTGGCACTTGCGTGTGCCTTCTTCATACCCTTCATTCTAGCACAGAATGATTTGCGGCGCTTTGCTGCCTTACTGCCTTTCTTTAATTTGCTAGGCTTTGTAGTGACGGCAGTTTGTAATTTAGAACCGGGATTCTCTCTACGGTATGCTTTTACAGCTTTACGACTCATGCCATCAGTCTTATCTTTCTTGTTGACTTTTTGCCAGTCTTCGTTTAGTTGTTGCAATTGATGCTGTGCAGTGTTCCACAACTCATAATCTGACAAGGCTTCGAAACTTTCCCATACTGTGTCAACACTAACATTGTTTTTAAGAGCCGTTTCTTCGACAAAGATATCCATAGCTTCAAACATAGCATCAACTTCGGAATCTACTTCATCACTAGATTCCTCACTGTACATGTAATCCCAAACTGCCACTAACATAGATTTAGCAATAGCAATCTTTTCTTGGCACCATTCAGGTAAATTATCACCTGATTGAATCAACTCATCAATACCCTCGACTGCACGGCCTAGTGTTTCTAGATTGTTTTCAGCCATGCCAGCTTCGTCATCGTATTCTGCATTTTCATTTTTTGGCTTTTGACCTTTTTTCTTCATTGAGATAGCAATGGCTGCTTGTTGTGCTAGATTAGCTGCTTCATTCATAGTTCCTAAATTGGATTCTTGTATATCTAATATTTTCATATTTTCTATTCCTTCGACTGCACTTTCATTTGTTTTCTTTTTTGTAGCAACATTAATAGCTTTACCACTACGTTCTGGATTAGGATCTTCTCGGCGCTTTTTACTAGCTGCATATTTACGACCTTTTTTACCTAATGCATGTGCTTTTGCTTGTGGCAAACACTTTGGCTTACCTTCACTATCATCACCTCTAGCACAGTCACCGCGAATCTTGCCATCAGGACCAAATCGTACCCATTTTTCTTTAAACCATTTGCGTAAATTCTCGTCTAGTTCTTCGACACTTTCTTTTGGAACACAGTTAGGCACCATTTTGCCGCCCTTCTTTTTCATTCCAACTTGCTTGTGAGTATCCCAGCACTTTTCATCTAGTTGTTCTTCCGCCACACCTTGCTTTTTTCTATACTCTGCGGCATCTTTAGCCAACTCGTCACGATAATGTTGTGGAGCAGGATCACCTACCATATCAGCCTGACGCTTTGCCCAACGCTCTTT